GGGAGGGGCAGTCGAGGTTGTCGCGCGTCGATTTCCCCCCCTGCCGGCCTCGCGCACGCACCCCCGCGCGCTCTCGCATGACGCGCGATAACGCGCCCGCGCGCACCCGCGCGCGCACACGCGATGCCGACGAGGAGCGCCTCTGGCGCACGCAAAGCGCTCGGGATGGCTCCGGGTACGGTCCAAGGCCGTAGCGCAGCTCCTGCGCGGCTCCTGGCAAGCCGGAAGGCCATCGTTGGTGCCGGCGCGGACCACGGCTTCGAGGCCGAAAGCAGGGTTTGCAGGCGCCGAGTTTCCATACCGAGTTCCATACTCGGCAGGCCTGCAGCGCTAAGCCATTGACGTGCAAGCGCTCGGAGCGCGTTGCCTTTGCCTTGCTACGGCGAGGATGCGTCTGAGCCGCCCTGCTCGGAGTCCTGCGGATCGTCCTCGACGAGCTCGGCATCGATCGGGGGCGGCTCGCGCTCGGCCTGTGCGTTGAGGAACGCCAGGCGCCGTGCGCGCTCGAGGTGGTCCAGGATCTCGATCGGGCCGCCGTTGGGGCCAGAGAGTTCCGCTTTCGGCGCGAACTCGCGCAGCCGCCGCTCGGCCACCCACTGCCAGAACCGGAGCGTTTCTCGCAGGCGTGCGACGTGCAGGTGGCTCGGCGCAATCTCGATCAGGTCGGCGACGTCGTTCAGTTTCGCGGTGATGCCCTCGTGCCGCGCGGCTTCGTACGCCTCCGGCATCTTGCCCAGCAACCATCGGCAGATGGTGGACTTGTTGACGCCGAGCTCTGTCGCGGTTTCCTCCAGGGACTTGCCCTGGCGCGTCCGCTCGAGCGCGAAGGCAATCCTGGCGTCGCGATCGGGAGTGGCCGCCGGCATCACCGCAGCGGCCTGGTCACGCCCGCGCGATGTTGCGTCGGCTGCGACGCCAATTTCGTGGTCTTCGCTGGGGTTTTTCACGCGATCTTGGCTCTCGCCTGTTCGGCGAGTGCGGTTTCGATGCGTTGGTGCCACGCCTCGCGGCTCTCGCCGGGTTTCGCGGTCCTGATCCCGAGCTTGGCACAGAGCGCTTCGGCTTCGGCGTCGTCGTTCTTCCAGGGCTTCTGCGCTGGCTTCGAGTCATCGCCGAGGATGGGGTCGAGGTACGCGATGGGGATGCTCGCATCGCCCTTGCGCTGCTTTGCTGTGGCGATGGCGGACTTGAGGCGCTCGATGGTCACGCCCTCGCTCGCCCACTGGACCACGAGCGGATGGAACGCCGTGGCTCGGATGCTGTTGGCGACGCACACGGCGGCGAGGATGGCCGCGGGGGTGTCGGGGTTGAGCTTGGCCTCGGCGAGCGCGAGCGGCGTGTGAGGGGGCTCGGTGGTTTCAATACCGGGAGGCGCTTGCTGGGGGTAGGTTTTGCTTTTGGTTGGTGGTTGATGGTTGGCGGTTGCTTGAGACGCGCGCGTAGGAACCAATTCCGGTTGTGGATAAGAACCTGATTCGGTTTCGTGCTTAAACCCGTTTTGGTTTGCGCTAGAAACCTGTTTTGGTTTCTTCGGTCGTCCTCCCTTCTTGCCGTTCTCGCGCGCAACCTCGCGCATCTTCTCGATTTTCGGCAGCGCCTGGGCGAGTTCCTGGTCCGACCTGTGGTTGTGGTAGAGGCCGTCCTCGGCGAGGTAGAAGTGCTTCTCGATCACGCGGCGCACGGCGTCGCGCTCCGCTGTGCGGCGCACGCGCGCGATGTCGAAAAGCTTCGAGAAATCGCTCGGAAGTGGAGCTCCCACGGCGTAGTAATGGTCCAGCAGCCGGCCATAGGCGCCGTCCTCGGCGAGGCTGAGATCGAGTGTCTTCTTGAGGTAGTCGCCGACGTAGCGGCGGTAGTAGTCCATGGGCTAGAACGGATCCGCGCCCGGGGCGACGTCGGCGAGTGATGGATGGGCAGCCGCGCGCTCCTCCTTGCGCCGCGGCTTCGCGATGGGGATGGGGAGCTCGTCGAAGAGGGCAGCCGGTGCGGGGACGAGCTCCTCGACCTCGATCTCCGCACGCGGGTTCGCGCGGTCGATCGCGTGGTACACGTGCTTCTCGCGCACCTGGCGGTCGTTCACGTAGACACCGGTGCGCTCGACCAAGCGCGCCCTGCGGCCTTCGACGCGCTTCGCGAACCGTGCCTGCAGGACATCCAGCACCACGCTCTCGTCTAGGTCGGGGCGCTCGCTGGCGTAGTAGATGCGTAGCGTGACGCGCACCGGGCCCTCGAGCATCGCGCGCGCCGCCGGCGGGATCTGCAGCAGTGCATCGCGCTCGTAGTCGCGCGCCTTCTTCGACTTGATCATGGCGGGGCGTGCGTCCTCTCCGCGGCCGAAGGTCACGAGCTCGCGGCTGTTGGCCTTCGAGGCGGGCTCGCCCAGGATCACGAGGCTCACCTTCACGGCGTCACCGCCAGCACGTCCGGCCAGGCGAAGTCGAGCTCGAGCTTGCGGCCGGCGAGGAACACGAGGTTCCTCACCCACGGGCGGACGTGATGCACGCGGAGCTGCTGCTGCCATAGCCCCTCGAGCTCGCTGTCCAGCCGGTCGACCTTGCCCTGGGCGCGGGCCATCTTCAGGTACGAGGAATGCTGGCCGCTCATTTCATCCTTGTCATGTCATGCCTGCCGTGCCCCGCCTCGCCGCGCCGTGCCGGGCCCAGCCGGACCGCGCCTGCCTTGTCCTGACGGGCCGAACCGTGCCAATCCATTCATGCCCAGACACGCCTGCCTTGCCTTGTCATGCCAAACCTGGCCCTGCCGCGACTAGCCGTGCCCGCCGCGCCTGGCCTGACCCTGGGAAGCCTTGCCCCGACTAGCCGTTCCTTGCCTGCCACGCCACTACTGACGGCGCCAGTCCTGGCCGCTCCTCGCCACGCCGCTCCTCGCCCTGCCTGCCACGCCACGCCTTGCCGCGCCGGACGTTGCCCCGCCCTGCCATCGCCTGCTGCGCCTAGCCTCGCTAGTGGAGCGCTTGAATAGCGGCGCCCGCCGTTTGCAAGGCGGAAATCGCCAGCGAGATTTTCGCGAGCCGTTCCGCATCTGGAGCGTCCACCGATTCAGCCGCGCGCCGCAGCTCATCGGCGCTCGCCATCGCGCTATGCACCTTCGACGTGAGTTCTGATAACGCGCGCTCGTACCAGTCGAAGTTCTGCACTATGACGCTGACCGGGTGGTATGCACCCTCCTGATCGTCGGCCGTGCCGCGCGCGGGGACATGCATGTACGACTCGGGTTTGTCGTCGATGATCGTGACCGTGAGACGAATCAACTTGCGGGCTTGGATCAGCCTATATTCATCGGCCGCCTTGCCATCTCGCCACTCGAAGCACCTGTGCAGCGGGCTGTCCTTCGCGCGTGCGGCATCCACGACCGCACTCGGCTTCAACTCACCTTTCTGCCCGTAAAGCCGTTCCAGCTCGGTGCGGACTTGGATCGTGTCCGCATTTGGTTTCTGTTTTCTCAACGCGTGCTCCTGTCATGGCGCGGGACGACGCGCCCGCGCTCGCGACCTTTAGCCTTCAGTGCTTGTCCGACTTATCGGGCTCATCGGGTGTATCGAACTCGAATGTGCCCCATCCCATGCCTGCGGACTTGTGGCTGTCGTGGCGGCCCTCGCCGATCCCGACCTGCGCGCCGGCGCGCAGCATGAGATTCGCGACGCTGGTCGGGGTGAACTGGTCGGCGTCGTATTGCACAACGACGTTTGCGCTCCATTTGCGCCACATCGGGCGCACGCGGATGTCGGCGACGCCGGTCGCATTGCGCACGGCCATCTCGGTGCGCTCCGGCTTGCCTTCGATTCGGACCAGCGGAATGCCATCGACCCGATCGTTACCGTCTTGCTTCACAAACACGGTCAGCTTTGCGAGTGTCATCGTGGGGCCTTTCGCCACCCTGCACGCCGAGATCATCGCGTTCCGGAAAGCGGACGCGGGAATGCCGTGCCATCCGTCCTCGCTGATGTGCATGGCCTGCTGGTAATCGTCGGCGAAGTCGCGCGGGGCCTTGGGCTTCTTCTCGGTCTTGGCCGTCGGCCCGGCCTCCATCTTGTCCCTCATGGCTTGCATCGCCTTCGCGGTGAACCGCGCCTGGACGTACGGCGCAGTGCCGCGGATCTTGAACGGGATCGAGCGAATATCTGGAGGCGTTATTACAATTTCCTGGTCCTTCGTTTCCGTTGCCTTCTTCTTCGTCATGTTCAGCTCCGTTTGCTAAGTGCGATCCACTTGCACCGGCGGGATCGCTTACCGGGGTGTTGCTTAGTTGCCTGCCTTGTCATGCCCTGCCGAACCGAGCCGCGCCGCTTCCTGCCTGTCCTTGCCTGCCATGCCTCACCGCACCTGGCCACGCCCTACCGCGCCCAGCCGCGCCTGCCCTTCCGCGCCTGGCTCCGCCCTGCCTGGCCGCTCCTAGCCCGGCCCCGCCTAGTCCAGCCAGCCGCGCCAGACCCTGCCGTGCCACGCCTTGCCCCTTCACCTTCGCGCTGCATAAATGCGATCCATCTCGCGCAGCTCCGCGATCAGCTCCTCGAGCCCCGGCCACCGCTCCTGCCCGGTGCGTTGGTCAGGCGCCCCGCGCAGCGGAATGAACTTCACGCATCGGACCGGCAACTCGCGGATCACGTGGAAGCGGCGTGCGCGGCACCAGTTCGCGTCGGGGTCGCGCTGCGTGCACCGCTCGCACAGCACGCGATCGTCGGGGAAGCCGTCGCCGTGCTCGATCACGCGCGCATCCGGAAGTGGAAGCGCTGGATGGCCGCCCCCAGGATCGACGGCGCGGCGGCGAGGTGCCAGCCGCGGCAGTGCGTGCAATGGACCACCGTTACGCGCTCACAGTCCTGGCCGCGGGTTCGCAGGTTGCCGATCGCGGTCCACGCCGCGCTCTCGCTTGCGAACCGCCGGCGGCGCTTGCACGCAGCGCTCGCGGTGGAGGCGGGAAGCGGGACGGCCGTGTCGTTCATCGGTGGGAAGGCCTTGCGGTAAACGTGGGAGGCCTGCTGCGCGCCGCGCGGGCGGCCTCAGGACGATCGAGGCGTGACTTTCCGGCGCTCGCTCGTGGCCTTCCTCTTCGGGGCCTTCGGCGCGTTCTCGGCCACCAGCAGGCGCATGCGCAGGTGGATGGCGATCGGCTCGATGGTGTCGATGCGCGGATTGGCCTTGTCGCCGTACGCGAGCTTGCGCAGGACGGACAGCGGCTTGCCGCACGCGGCCGCGATGGCGGGCCAGTTCTTCGACCCTTCCTCGCGCAGGCGTCGCCGGACGAACACAACCAGGAGCTCGTCGTTCATGGCGGCAAATCTTCATCCCGTTTGCGGTACACGTCAACACCGCAAACGGGATCAATCTGTGGAAAACCCGGGGACAAACCCGTGAAAAGGAAATGGCGTAATCCCGAATATGGGACAAAAGCGGAAGGAACCGCCGACCGGGGCACCCGAACCCGAGCCGCCCCCACGCGGAACGCTCGAGTACGTGCTCTGGCATAACATCCGCGTGCTGATGGAGGCCGCCCCCGTGGGATACCGCAGCCCCAGCACCTTCGCGAAGTTCTGCGGCACGGGAACCAGTGCCATCGAATCGATGAAGGCTGGCAGGGCCGTCGTCGGGATCCCCGTTCTAAAGAAGATCGGCGCCCCGTTTGGCCTGCAGCCGTGGCAGCTGCTCGCCACGCCGCTCACGCCGCTCGACCTGCTCGTCCCGCCGAAACTGCTCACCCCGGAGGTCGTGGCACAGCTGGCAGGCCTTAATCGTCGGCCGCGCGGGCGCGACAACGACACCGACATCGATGCCGGCGAGGAGTCGACGAACGCACACCGGGTGGAGGTCTGGCTCGTGCCCGCTCCCCACTTGCACCCGCACCCGGATCCCCATCCGGAAACGCAGCCGCACACGAACGCCCACCTGCACCCGCATACGCCGCTCCATCCCCCTGGCGGCAAGCCCCGCCGCGAATAAGCGCGCGCGAACGCGGCCCGCCGGAAATCCTTCCGGCGGTTCCCGCGCAATCCCGTTTACGGCATTGACGTATCCCGTTTTCGGTACTACGCTTTTCCCCCGCCCCGCTTGCAATCGGAGGATCTGCGCGATGACCGACGACGACATGCGGATGGCAGAAGCGGCACGCGCGCTTGCCGAGCGGCCGATTGCAGACGCGGAGCTGCCCGAGCCCCGTGGCGAGCTTTCGAAGGCCGAGGCCGACCAGCTCGAAAAGCCCGTCGACGCCGCGATGCGCGAGACGCTCGAGGACATGGAGTACGAGGCGCGTGTCTCGCGCGAGGCGCTCGAGCGCGAACTCGCGGCTCACCTGTCGGCAACACACCTGCATCTCGTGAAGTCCATCGAGCACTGGGCGCGCGCCGAGGCGATCGCCGCCGCCGAGCTCCAACGGAAGGGCTGGCGATGAAGATCCTGAAGCTCAATGCCGAGAACGTGAAGCGCCTGCAGGTGGTCGAGATCACGCCCGAGGGCGAGATCGTCACCATCACCGGCAGGAACGGCCAGGGGAAGACGTCCGTGCTGGATTCGATCTGGTGGGCGCTCGCCGGCACGTCCCACATCCAGGCCGCACCCATCCGCCGCGGCCAGAACAAGGCGCGCATCCGCCTCGACCTGGGCGAGCTCGTGGTCGAGCGCCGCTTTACCGAGGGGGCCAGCACGCTCTCGGTCGAGAACGCCGAAGGCGCGCGCTTCCCCTCGCCGCAGAAGATGCTGGATGCACTCCTGGGCGAGCTCTCGTTCGATCCGTTGGCCTTCTCGCGCATGGACGCGCGCCGGCAGTTCGACGAGCTGCGCCACGTGGCCCGGCTCGAGGTCGACATCGACCAGCTGGACGGCTTGAACCGCAGCGACTACGCGAAGCGCACCGACGTGAACCGCGACGCGAAGGCGTTGCGCGCGCAGGCCGACGCGGTCACCTTTCCTGCGGACACGCCCGAGGAGCTCGCGGACGACGAGCGCACGCTGGTGGACGAGCTCGAAGACGCCGGCCGGCACAATACCGACCTTGAACAGCGCCGGGCGCGCCGCGAGGCCGCGCAGCAGGAAATCGCGGCGAAGCGCCAAGTCGTGGCGGAGCTTGGTGAGCGTGCGCAGGAGCTGCGCCGTCAGGCCGAGGCGCTCGACGCCCAGGCGGCGGACATCGTGGTGCAGGCGAACGGCCTCCAGGCGCGCCTTGACACGGCGCCCACGCTCCCACCTCCCATCGACACGGCGGAGCTACGCAAGCGCATCGATCACGCGCGCGTCGTTGCGGGCAACGTGGCGAAGCGCGCGCTCAAGGCTAAGCTCATCGGCGAGGCCGCGGCGAAGGAAGCCGGGGCGCGTGCGTTCACCGAGCAGATGGAAGCGCGCGAGCAGGCGAAGGCGGATGCGATCCGTGCCGCGCAGATGCCGGTGGAGGGCCTGGGCTTCGGCGACGGGCTGGTCACGTACAACGGCGTGCCGCTCGTGCAGTGCTCGAGCGCCGAGCAGCTGCGCGTGAGCGTGGCACTCGCGATGGCGGCCAACCCGAAGATCCGCGTGATCCGCATCCAGGACGGCTCGCTCTTGGACGACGAGAGCCTCGCTGCGATCGCCGCGATGGCGAAGGAGCAGGACTACCAGATCTGGATCGAGCGCGTGGCGACGGATGGCAAGGTGGGCGTCCTCATCGAGGACGGCATGGTGAAGCAGAGCGTCGCTCACGCGCCCGAGGCCGCGGCGTGAACGCGCTCGTGAAACCCGCCCTCAAGCCCGGCATCTACGAGGGCCTCTCGATGGAGGAATACCTCGCGATGCCGGCCTGCAGCGCGTCACTCCTGCAGGTGCTCATCGAGCAATGCGCGCGCGCGGCCTGGTTCGCGTCGTGGATGAATCCGCGGTGCCCGGCGCGCACGAGCACCGAGGCGCAGTCCGTGGGCACGCTCGCGCATGCGCTGCTGCTGGAGAACAGCACGGCGAAGCTCGAGGTGATCGACCCCAACGATTACCCGGCCGAGAAGACCGGCAACATCCCCGAGGGCTGGACCAACAAGGCGATTCGCGCCGCGCGCGATCGCGCCCTCGCGGCCGGGATGATCCCGGTGTTCCCGGAGGTGGCCGACGCGGTGCAGGCGATGGTGGCCGAGGCGCGCGCGTACATCGCCACTCTCGCGCAGAGCGAGCCCGCCATCCACGCCGCCTTCCAGCCAGGCGGCGGCAAGTCGGAGGTGACGCTCGTGTGGGAGGAGGACGGCTTCCTCTTCCGCATCCGGCCCGACCGCATCTCGGCCGCGCTCGATCTCATGGTCGACGTGAAGACGACGAAGACCGTGGCCGAGCCGGACCGGTGGGGCCGCACGCAGCTCTTCGGCGCGGGCTACTACGTCGCTGCCGCGTTCTATCGGCGTGGCGTCGAGCGCACCACCGGCGAGCGCCCCGCGTATGTGTGGCTGCCGCAGGAGCAGGAAGCGCCGCACCTCTGCTCGCTCGTGGGCTGCGATCCCGCGGCCGAGACACTCGGCGAGATGAAGGTCGCCCGCGCGATCCGCGAGTGGAAGGAGTGCATGCGCTCGGGCCGGTGGCCAGGCTACCCCAACCGTGTGGCGTATCCGGAGACCCCGCGGTGGGAGCTCGCGCGCGCCGAGGAGGATGTCGAATCGCATGGCATCCCTTTCGACCCCGCCAAGTTCTACCCCTCGCGCGACGAGCTCGCGCGCACCTACGACGCATTGCCCGAGTAGACCGCCATGGGGTTCAGCTTTCGTCCCGCCGTGCGGGAGCAAGTCGGGCTCATCATCGGGCTTGCCGGCGGCACGGGGAGCGGCAAGACCTTCACGGCGATGCGCCTCGCCGAAGGCATGGCGGGTACCAGGCGCTTCTGCGTGATCGACACCGAGGCCGGCCGCGCGAAGCACTACGCCGACCAGTTCGCCTTCGATCACGGCGACCTGGAGCCGCCGTTCACGCCGGATCGCTACACCGAGGCGATCGTCGCAGCGGACAAGGCGGGCTACCCGGTGGTGGTGGTCGACTCCTGCTCGCACGAGTGGGCGGGCGACGGCGGCGTGCTCGACATGCAGGAGGCCGAGCTCGACCGCATGGCGGGCAACGACTACGCGAAGCGCGAGCGCGTGAAGATGGCCGCGTGGATCAAGCCGAAGATGCAGCACAAGCACATGGTGCAGAAGCTGCTGCAGGTGCGCGCCCACCTCATCCTCTGCTTCCGCGCCGAGCCGAAGGTCGAGATGGTGAAAGGGAAGGACGGCAAGCTCGAGATCCAGGCGAAGCAGTCGCTCGTCGGGAAAGATGGCTGGATCCCGATCTGCGAGAAGAACCTGCCGTTCGAGACCACGTGCTACTTCTTGCTGCTGGCGAGCGCGCCAGGCATGCCGCAGCCCATCAAGTTGCAGGAGCAGCACCGCGCGTTCTTCCCGCTCGACAAGCCGATCACCGAGGAATCGGGCCGCCAGCTCGCCGCGTGGGCCGCTGGCGGCCAACCGAAGTCCGCACCGGAGGCGACGGGCCTGCGCCCGGAGACGGTATCCCTGCCGTCTTCGTCCCCGTCGCCTTCGGCCGCGGACGCCACCGAGCTCATCACGCCCGATGAGTGCCTCACCCTCGAGACGCTCTGCCAGGACAACGGCGTCACCGTCCAGAAGCTGCGCGAGAAGCTCGAGGTGCCCACGCTCGCGAGCGTGCATCGCGCCGATTACGAGCGCGCGATCGACTGGCTGCAGCGCGTGGGCGAGCGCAAGCGCGCCAGCGGGACTCACACGCAGTAACGCGAGCGCCGGCGCGACGTCCGGCCTGACTTAGAGGAGGCGAGCGAAGGCACAGCAGATGCGCGGGAGAACGCATCCGGCTGCGGCCAAGCAGCCGAATGGGCTCTTTCCCCACCGCGAGGAGAACACGCAATGAAGCTGTACCTGCCCATCGCCAACGTCACGGCAGTCACCAACCTGATGCTGAAGCATGGGTCCGGCGAGGGGGCGACCCAGGTGCCCGCGAAGGCGCTCACGTTTCGCGCCGAGGTGGCGCCCGAGATCCTCGAGCAGTTCCGCGCCGGCTTGACCGACCGCTTCTTCGACCAGGCGGCCGACAAGGCGCCGCGCGTGCCATCGATCCCCGAGCTCGACGGACCGATCGGCTGGAGGACCGAGTACGAGCACGGCACGCTCAAGCTCGACCTGTCCGACCTGGACGACCTCGACTTCGAGGACAAGCACCTCACGCTGGGCGGCGTGAACGCGAAAGACATCACCTTCGAGCCGCTCGCGACCGGCATGGTCGCGCTCAAGGTCAACGCGATCGTCGAGACCGACGACGCGGAGCTGCGTGGCAAGTTGGACGGGATCCTGCGCCACGCGGTGAAGGCGACCTTCTCGAAGCTCACGCAGAAGCCGCTCGCGGAGCCCGAGGGCCCGCAGAAGGATGCGAACCAGGGCGAGCTCCCGATCGACGACGGCTCGAAGGCCACGAGCGACGGCGAGCCCATCACGCCGTTGATGCACTGACCCCGCGGAGATCTACATGGACACGAAGGCGGTGAACACGGCCGAGGAGATTTCCAAGGCGATGCAGACCTTGAGCGACGCGCGGTTCCTGGAGGGCTTTCGCGCGTGCCAGCTGCTCGCCAGCACCGCCGTGGCGGCGCTCGTCGATGGCGACTCGCCGCAGTGGGATGGCGCGCTCACGGACGCATTGCGCGCCATCGACGACCTGCGGCCGCCGAAGAAGTGATATGGCTGAGCACACCGAAATCTCCTGGGCCGACTCCACGTTCAATCCGTGGATCGGCTGCACGCGCGTCTCGCCCGGGTGCGACCGCTGCTATGCGGCAACGCTCATGGATGATCGCTACGGACGCGTGAAATGGGGCGCAGGCGAGGCCCGGCAGCGGACGAAGACGTGGGACCAGCCGCGGCGCTGGAATCGATTGGCGGTGGCTTCCGGCAAGCCGTGGCGGGTGTTCTGCGCGAGCTTGGCCGACGTGTTCGACAACGAGGTGCCGGACGAATGGCGCGATGACCTGTGGACACTCATCCGCGAGACTCCCGCCCTGACGTGGATGCTGCTCACCAAGCGCGTGGGCAACATCCCGGGCCGCTTGCCCTCTGACTGGCGCTCCGAGAACTACTCGCACGTCTGGCTCGGCATCACGGCCGTCAACCAGGTGGAGCTCGATCGCGACTGGCCCAAGCTCGCCACCATCGGCACCGCGCTGCGCTGGCTGAGTCTCGAGCCGTTACTCGGGCCTATTTCCTTGGAGCGCATCTGGTGGCCGGACTGGGTGATCGTCGGCGGCGAGAGCGGCCCGGGTGCGCGGACCATGCAGGCGAATTGGGTGCGCGGCCTGCGCGATGAGTGCGCGGCGCGCGAGATCCCCTTCCACTTCAAGCAATGGGGTGGCGCGCGCCCGAAGTCGAGCGGCCACCTCCTCGACGGGCACGAGCACCGCGCGTTCCCGGCATGACCAGGCTCGCCTCAGTACCACCCCTGCCGCCCGTGCGCCGCGTGCACGTGTGCGCCGATGACGGCGACGACGAGGAAGAGAACCGGGCAGGCGCGAATGGCGCGCCGCAGCCCGAGATCCGTCCGATGGTTGCGCCCGACGCGAAGGGCGAAGCTCGTCACCACGAAGGAGCCGGCCATGCCCAGGGGAGTCTACGTGCGCAAGAAGGCGAAGAAGACAAGCATCGAGGCCTCGACCATCGAGCCGCCGAAGCAGCGCGGCCGCAGGAAACCCGCATCAACGGACCGCCCGCCGTTCGCGGTTTTCAGCGACGGCAGCGTGCTCATCACGAAGGGAGACGTCACGCTGTCGGCGAATGAGGCGTGCGAGCTCGTCGCGTTCATCACTCGGCTGCAGAAGGCGCTGTGATTCGGTTCGACGAGCGCGATGCTGCGCGGCGCCTGGAGCGGGAGCGCGAACTGGCGCAGGCCAGAAAGGCCGCGGCGGCACGCACCTACATCTCGCTCGACGAGTATCGCAGGCGCGCCCTCTGGGCCGCCAAGCAATCGCTCCGGCGAGAAGGCGGTGAAAAGTGAAATTCATTCGACACATGCTGCGCGAGACGATGAACCCCGACAACAACCCGCGGAGGGCGACTACGCGCAGGTATCCGAAATGCTCGCCTACACCGCATGCTCCGACGCGCGCCTGGCGCGGAAGTGCAACGAGTTAAAACCGAAGAGGAGTGGCACGCGATGAGCGATACAGGCAAGCCGTTTTCGCAAGACCGTTTAGTGCCGGGCGACCCTCACAACTGGTCCGATGACTTCACGCACGGCAATTATGAATGCTCCTGTGCCCAATGCGGCAGTCGATTCATTGGCCATAAGCGCCGCGTGATATGCAAGCTGTGCGTTACGAATCCGGTCTTCGGTTCCGCGCCCGGCGCTCCCCTCCCTCAAGGGACAGCCGACGAGTTGCTGCGAAAAGTGCGCGAAGCCTACCAAGGCGTCGGCGACCTTGAAGGCACGGGCGAAAACATGGTCCCGCTCATCGCGGAGATCGACGCCTACTTCAAGCGCCTCGGTGGAGGGCACTCGCCGCAACCGGACTACCGCTCGCTGCTGCATGCCGTCCTGTGCGACTGGATGACTTGGATGCCGCACGACAAGCTCGACCTGCCCTCCTGCCTCGCCGCCCGCGCTGCGCTCCGTGAAGGGAGTTCGCAGTCGTGACCCAGCGCGCGCCAACCTATCCAAACCCGGAGCCGAAGATGACCGCCATGTGCGCCAACTGCGGCGAGCCGTGGGCTCTGCACGGTGCGATCGACGGGCGATGCCCAAGAGAGAACCCGATCACATTCTCGACCAGGCGCCCGGCGACAGCATCGGCCAGGAGGAGCACGACCGCGCGATCGCCGAGGCCGAGATCCGCGGCTACGAGCGCGGCCGCGCGGAGGCCTCTGCCACGCTCCATGTTGTCCAGCACTCGCTGCAGCAGGCGTGTGCCACGTTGCAGCGCGAGATCGAGGCAGCGGTAGAGATGCCACCAGCCGAGCAAGCTCCGGCAGCGCCGCGTCATATTCCTGCCCCGCGCATCGCGCGCGGCCCGGGCGAGCAGCTCTCCAAGGCCGAGCGCCTCATCCTCACCGCGCTCGCGCAGTACCGGCAGGGGCGCACGAAGACGCAGGTCGCTCTCCTCACCAGGTACTCATCCACCGGCGGGGGCTTCAACAACGCCATAAGCGCGCTGCGCTCCGCGGGCAGGCTGGAAGGCATGCCCGACGCGCTGCGCATCACCGCGGCCGGCCTGAAGGCCCTCGGCCGGTACGATCCGCTGCCCACGGGGCGCGCACTCCTCGACCATTGGCTGCGGAAGGGGTCGAAGTGCGAGCGGAAGATCCTCGAGACGCTCGCCGAGTCCTACCCGCGCTCGCTCTCCAAGGCGCAGGTCGCGAACCGCGCCGGCTACGAAGCCGAGGGCGGCGGATTCAACAATGGCTTGAGCCGCCTGCGCACGCTCGAGCTCATCAGGGGCCGCGCCGAGCTGCGCGCGAGCGACGACTTCTTCCAGGGCGCCGGCGCATGACCCGTCTCTATATCCTCACACCGGAGCGGTAATGAACACCAATCTAAGCATCATCAAGCCGCTGCGCCCGAGTGGCAGCGGATGGATCGGACCCATCGAGCTTCCGCCGCGAGTCATGCTCGGCTTCGAGGGATACCTGTGGCAGCACCTGCAGCTCGCTGTATCCGTCATCAGTGCGGTCGAGGTGTCGAAGGATGCCGACGGGATCGACCGCGGCCCCGAGTACCACGTCAGCATCGCGGCACTCGGGCCGGTCGGTCCGGCGCGATGCCCCAAGGAACTCGCGCAGCTCGTCCTGCGGACCTTCGGCGGCCTCGACGGGTGGGAGGAGGACAACCACGTTCCGGGCGGCGTCGTACGCAATTTCTGGCGCCCTGTGGCCGATCCGATGATCGGGCTCGAATGCGCGTGCAAGGACACCGAAGCCGTCGTCGTCGAAGGCGACTACGAATATCGCCCGTTGGAAGGAGCCTGAAATGGGGAGGAAGAAGATCATCCGGGTGGAACCGCCGGAACCCGCCGACGAGCCCAGCATCGACATCATGCCGCGCCTGGTCGTGACGCCGGAGGTTGCGGCGAAGGCCCTCAGCGTGAGCCGGGCCAAGCTCTACCTGATGATGGCGAGCGGCGAGGTGCGCTGGGTATCGATCGGCGGCCGGCGCCGGATCCCGGTGAAGGTGCTGGAGGAGCTGGCCGCACCCCCGGCGCGGCCAGTCGCGGGAACCACCTAGGCGAGGGTCGCCAGGCGGTCGAGCGCCTCCTTCGATCGCAGCTGCTGCAGGTGCCCGTAGTGGTTCTCGATCATCTTCACGCTCGTGCCCGCCATCTTGGCCACGTGGAAGATGTCGAGCCCGCCCACCACGAGATCCGTGATGACGGAGTGGCGAAGCGTCATGGCTACCGTGTTGCGCGGCAGGCGCGCACCCGCCACGGCGAGCGCCATCGAGCGCTTCCAGTCCCAGGCCTTCCACTGCGAACCATTGGCGCGGTTCACGAGCCAGGCGCCCGGCAGCTTGCTCTTCACGCACTCCCTGAAGAATGATTGCGCCGCGTCGCCGAGCAGGATCCTGCGCTCTCCCGTCTTGCCATCGATGACGAGCTCGCCCGTGCGCGCGTTGAAGTTGCTCGCCTTGAGGTCTGCCGCCTCGCCAGGCCGGAACGGAATCATGTTGAGCAGCGTGAAGAACGGCCGCACCTCGGCGTCGGCGTGCTCGAGGAGGAGCTTCCTCTGTGCCGCGTCCAGGTAGAGGTCACGGCGCGTGCCAGCGCCCTTGATCTCCTTCAGCAGGATGAGCCAGGCCTGGTCGCTCGCAACAAAGCCGCAGTCCTTCGCCCAATTCAACGCGGCCCTGAGCGCGGTCGCATTGCGATTGAATGTCGAGGGCGTGTGCTCCTTCAGCACGCGTGCGCGCCAGGCCGACACGTGGGCCTTGGTGAGCTTCGAGAGCTCGATGTTCGCGATCGGATCCGGCTTGAACACGCTGCTGCCGTCGACGCCGCGCCGGCGCTCACCGCCGTAGACCAGGCGCGTGAAGCGGCCTTCCGCATCCTTGTACGGGGCCCGGTCCTGCTCTTCCTCGCCGTCCTCGGCCTGGTCGCGCAACTTCGCGACGTAGGCGCGGCAGGCGTCGGCCACGGTGCCGGACTTGGGCGCCCCGCCGCTCTCGATGTGCGCGAACCACTTCTCGGCGTCGTCCCGCGCGGCGCGGTAGCGCTGCCGCGGCTCGAACTGCGCGTAATCGCCGAGCGGATTCTGCTCGTACTTCCCGTCGCGATAGATGCGAGCCATCCAGCTGCCCGCGCTCGTGCCCTTCGTCATCACGCGGTAGCCCAGGCTGCGGCCGTCGCCGAGGCTCTCGAAGTACGGGTCGCGGCGGGGCTCGAGCGCCTCGCGCTTTTCGACTCTGCTCAACTGGATCTGTGCCATCTGTTTTTCTCCCCCGAAGGCGGCGAGTATGAAAGTCGCCGCCGAGTATGAAAGTGAGTATGAAACTAGCCGGTCGTGGATTCCGATGGACGCGGGTGACACGTTTTATGTTAAATCCTTGATTACTCTACATCACCCATGGACGCCCGTATCCACACATGGACAGATTATACCGGTTATCGCGCCTTCACACAGCAATTCGGCGAAAATAAAGCGCCAATAAAACCAAGAAGTTAGCAGCACAAGCGCCGGAAGTATGGAAGTAGTATGGAAGTCCGGTGCATGAAAGCGGGGCCCTTAGCTCAGTGGTAGAGCGCTTCCTTCACACGGAAGAGGTCGCTGGTTCGATACCAGCAGGGCCCACCACCCTCGCAATGCCCATTCGGGCAATAGCCGCACGCTCCCCATCGCAGGTACGATTTACCCTGCATCGAGCACAATTTCGCGTGGCGCACCCCACCCGATTGCAGGAGTCCGACGACATGCTCCATTGCATGCCCGTGCAGGTGAGCCCGCACGAATACGACCTGGTCGTGATCGCCGACGAGTCGACGATCGAGCGGATGCGCCGGCACGATCCGGCCATCTTCCAGATGGACAAGATGCCGCCGCCGTGGCCGAATCTCAGGCTGCGCAGCGCCTACTTCTGCTTCGAGGACAGCCCCGGCATCGAGACGCTGAAGAGGCTCCTGGACCAGGGCGCGATCAGCGAGGCGCGCCGGTTCCTCCTGCGCGGCTTCCAGGAGCGCCCGGACCTGGGCGACAGCGACGACCCCTACCGCAGCCCCGACGACAAGAGGCGGCTCAACTAGGCCGCGATCGTCCCGAATGTCTTGAGCACTGGTACCTGGTAGGCGACGGCCACGCCGCTGAACGAGGCGTTCGCGGGCGTGTCGATCGTGATGTTGAGCCCGCTCTTGCCGACGATGCGCTTGACACCCGGCACCCCCGCGATGGTGATGAACATGCCCACCTTCAAGTTCGAGGACGTGTTCACCGTGACGGCGACCGAGCCCGTCGTCGTGTTGGCGGTGACGCCGGAGAGCGGCGACGTGCTGAATGTCCCCGAGGTCGTGCAGATCCAGCCCTCGGTGCCCGCCGCGGCGGGCGTGTGGTTGTAGACGCGATCGCCGACCTTGAAATTGAGCTGATTCGGCATTGCGGTCGCGATCATCAGCCCCTCGAACTCGCGCTCGCGCGTGAGCATCAAGCTCGAGCACGGATAGTCGAGCGCGTAGATGCGCAGGCTCTTCAAGGTATAGCCTGCGAAGGCCTGGTAGCAAAAGGCCGTGCGCTGGGTGAGTGCATCGACCACGAAATAAATGAACGCGTAGGCGCCGGCGCCGTTCGAGAAATAGGAGCCCCCCAGCACGCCCGAATTCCACGTGAAGACGTTGAGATCCTCGCCGTACACGTGCGCGGGCGTGGGGTTGTCAGCGAGCAGCGAGCCGTCGGCCGCGAACGGCTTCACGGCGAAGTCCACGAGGTTGCCGGTGCCGCCCGTGTCGAAGAACGCGATGAAGCGCTTGTTCACGCGCGTGTCGAGGAAGCGCACCAGGCTCGCCGAGGTGCTGAAGACGATCACGTTGTCGTCGCCGCGCGTGACACCCGGCTGGGCGGGTGCCAGCGCGAAGGTGGAATTCGCCGTGTCGAATCCGTCGATGGTGTAGAGGTTGGCGCCGTCGTACTGGTTGATGCGCTTGCCGAGGTCGCCTGAATTGAACACCTCGTACGAGCGCGCCATGAGCTCGTCCAGGTAGGACGTGACGTTGTTCAGCTGGAATTTCGACGTGTCGACCAAGCCTGCGTTCGCAATGCTGGGGAACGCGTTGCCGCGCGTGGAGAAGGACGATTGGAAGAAGTTGCGATAGCTGTCGCCCACGACCTTGAGGAACGTGTCGCTGTTGCCCTCGCTCCTGATGCCGTAGCCCCTATTCCACGAGCAGTTGGCGGCATCGATGAGAACCGGAATCGCCTCGGCCGCCGGGTTGCCGTTCTGCGCGTTCACGAGCCCGAGCTCGCACGACGTGCCGAAGAACTGGTTCGTGTTGCTGCCGTTGCTCCCCGTGCTGGTGATGTGGATGCCGTAGCGCGACTGGCCGTTGACACCCTCGCCGGACGCCACCGCGATCTCGCCGCCGAAGACGTTGTTGCCGTTCGCGTAGCCGGTGCCGACGCCGATCAACTCGAGGCCGTACTTGGCGCCGCGGAGCTCGCCGAGGAAGATGTGGTTCAACGTGAAGCCATTGTTGTTGCCGAGGCCCTGCGCGCCCACGCAGAAGCCCTGCGAGCGGCGGATCTCGATGTCGCTCGAGGCGATGTTCGTGAGCACGATGCCCACATCGGCCGAGGTAGACCAGTTGGATTGCGTGGCGCGGCGCACGTCGAGCACGTAGCGGCCGTGGTGCGTCATGTTGTTGCCGCCGATGGTCATGCCGGAGATGGCGACCCCGGCCGCGCCCGAGACGATGAGCGGACTTTCCATCAGGACATCGACGTTCTCGCCCACGCGGATGCCGAGGGAGGAGAGGAAGGTGTAGTTCGCCGGGAAACGCAGCAGCACGCGCCGCTTGTTGGCGAGCTCGCTGCCCGAGGCGCGCGCCGATGCGGCATCGGCCGCATTCTGGATTCGCGCACTGTCATCTGCGATGCCGTCGCCCACGGAGAAGAAGTCCGTCACCGAGAACTCCTCGCGCATCTTCGACTGCATGGTGCGCAGCACCGCGCCGTTGCCGGCCTGCAGGAAGTTCACGTTCGAGGAATCGACCACGGCGAAGGCCGACAGCGTGAACGTGATGCTCGAGGTACCGATCACCACGGGATCCACGGCGATCACACGGTATTGCGAGCCCAGGCCCGACGCCGACACCACGATCACGATGGTGCCGTTCACGACGTCGCGCTGGCCGTCGAAGTCCTCCGAGCGCTGCCACGAGCTCGTGCTCGCGATGTAGATGCCGTTCACGCGCGTGTCGGCCTGGTCCTTCACGAGCACGCGGTCGCCCTCGGCGAGTGCCACGCCGCCCACGATCTGCAGGCCGGCGAGTGCGACCGGCGCGGTCGTGGCGGCAACGCACGGGGGCTTCACGGCGACGCTGGTGGTGAGGCCATTGAGGCGGTCGGTCACGGTCGCGGGCATGTTCGTCTCCGTCTATTCGGTTTCAGGTTCGAGCTCGGTGCGGATCTTCTCCGTGATCTGCTCGATGGCCGAGGCGCGCTGCTCGGGCGGCAGCGCCACGATCGCGGCGTGCCTGTGCGCCATCGCGAACGCCTTCGCGTAGACGCGCCGCTGTATCAGGTCGGGGATGTCATCCCACCCGGGCGAGTTCACGACCGGGGCGAGGATGTCGTGCGCGAGCTCGCCGCCGACTTTCTGGAACGTGTCGCGCTGCTCGGGCGTGAGCTCCACGTCGCCCAGGCGTCCGCTCCCACGGCCCACGTGCGTCTTCTTCGGCGCGTCGGCGGCGCTCACGTCCAGGCGCGCAGCCTCGGAACGCACCTTGTCGGTCGATTCCCTGGACTCGGTGATGGGCGATAGCCCTCCCAGCCGCTCCTTTGTTTCCACCGGAGCGCCGAAGACGTCGCGCTGCGGCAGGAGCGTCTCGCGTTCGATGGGCAGGCGCGACTTGATGGCGTCGAGCATGCTGTCCACCTGGCGCACGACGGGATCCGTCATCTGCGCTGTCTGCGCCACGATGCCCGGCACAATGGAGCCCGCGTAGCTTTGCAGGAAGCGCGGGCCGAAGCGCGTGGGGTCGCTCACGGCGTTCACGAGCGTGGTGATGCCCTGCAGGAAGGTCTGGTTCGTGACGGCGTTGGCGAAGGCGGTCGCCAGCATCTTCGGCGCCTTGTCCGCTTCGCCGTCCGTCACGTGGTCCCACGTCTCGGCCAAGTCGGCCGCAAGCCCCACCAGCGTGCCGATGGGCTGCAGCCGCTGGTAGCTGTAGTACTTGTCGCCGATCTTCACGCTGTACGGCTGCCATCCTGCGGCCTGCTTCACGCGCCGCTTGCCGGTGTCGGGGCTGCCCGCGCCGGTGATGGCGCCGGAGAAGGTGAGCGCCGCGGTCGCCGCCATGAGGCTCGTGCCGACGGCCATCTCGGCGAACGCCTGGTCGCGAGCAGCACCTCCTTCCTTGAACGCTGCCTGCCACTCTCCGAGTGCGGGTGCCGCCGGCGTGAGGCGCAGCATTTCCTTCAGGATGTTCGTCGGCGTGCGCACGAAGGGGATCGCCCACTCGAGGTGTCCCTTGCGTATGGCGCTCTGGACGCTGCGGCCGAAGTCGCCTAGCGGCGTGTTGAACGTGAAGCGCAGGCCCGCCGCATCGATCTGGTCCTGCATCTGCCGCGTGGGCTCGGCGACGATTCGCGCGACGCGCTCCATGAATTCGCGGGAGGTCGGATTGAAGCCCTCGGCCGTAGCCTGGCGGGTGGCGAGCGAATAGGCCTCGCCGCGCTCGTTCATGGTGCGGAAGAAGGCGTCGGCAGCGGAAAGCGCGCGGAACGGCAACCCGATCACCTCGCCCGCCGCGCCGCCGATGGGCTGCGCCTGGTAGTTCTCCGACTTGCCGAGCGTATCCTCGCCCATCCTGAATTCGGCGGCGGCCACCTTCGCCGCGTCCATGACGCCCTGCAGGTTGCCGAAGATGCGCGCCGCCGGCTCCATCGCGGTCACGCGATCGGCTGGGGCGCCGCGCACGACCCCGAAGGCTGCGGCGACCGAATCCACGATCGGCCTCACGGCGAGGAAGGTCGTGTTGCCCATGATGTTCGCAATCTGCGTGATGGGGCCGGAGACGAGCCCTGCCTTCCACGCGAACACGATCTTCTCCCACGTGGTCGCGCGGGCGATCTCGCGCGCCATCTTCGCGGCCCCTTCCACCGTGTCGATTTCCTTCATCATCTCGGCGAGCTTCGCGGGATCCTTGCCGAACCGCTCGATCAGGTCCTGGATTTGGCGCACGCGCTCGGCATCCATCGCGGTGTTCTTCAGGATGTTGAGCGCCCGCCCCGCTTCGGCACGGGCGCCGAGGAACTCGGCCTGGATCATGGCGAGGCGCTCGATCGAGGCGAGGAAAGCCAGGTGGTCCTCGGCGCTGGCATTGGCGCCCTTCGCCAGCAGCTCGTCACGCGCGCCCATCATCGCCTCGGCCGCGCCGACGACCATCTGCTTGCGCGCGAGGATCTCGGCGGCACCTGCGGGCGTGCCGGGCTCGCGCGGCAGAAGCAGTTGCGGATCGGTGCCGCCGATGGCGTCGTTCACCATGCGCGCCGCCTCGGCGCTGGTCGCGGCCCAGTCCACCGTGCCCCGGCGCTGCTCCTGGATTTCCGCCTCGTACACCTCGGAGATGCGCACGAGCGCGAGTTTCGTGTCCTCGGGCGAGTTGATGTAGTTGTAATTGACGTGCGTAGGCTGCGCGGGCTCGCCGGGGAGTTGCGGCACTTCTTGCGCGAACGGGCTCGTCGACACGTCGTACGCCTTCTCGCCCGGCACGATCTGGCGTCCGCGCTCCTCGGCAGCGGCCGGCTGGTAGGCGCGGGGAATTTCGTCTGCCTTCGCCGCGAACGCCGACTTAACCTGCTCGTCCGGCTTCAGCGCAATGTAACTGTCGCCGCCGCCTTCGGATTCGTTCTTGTAGATGATCGAGTCATATCCCTTCTCCTCGATTTTCGCCTTCAGGAAGTCGAACGCCGCCTTGTTCTCCGCTTCGGTGTTCGCGCGCCCCTTGAAAAACTGGTTCGTAAATTCTGCGGCCTCGGCTTCGGAGATAATTCCGGCATCCTGCAACTTCTTCATCACACCGAACGGCTCTTCCCAGGAACCGTCAGGCAAGCGCAGGGGATTGTTGAATGTCAAGTCCACGGGCCGGACGTGCCCGCCTTCTCCCTCGACAGCGAACTGGTTTGCCGTTTCCGTCGAGCCGAAGTGCGGCCCGAGGCCCGTGCCAACGTACTGGTCGCCGAATTCCGTCGTGGTGCCGTGATACGCGCGACTGGTTCCTGGCGGCGGCTCGCCCTCGCCGGTCGATGGCGCGGCGGGCTCACTTTCCTTGGGTGGTTCGGACAGAACCTTCTTCTGAATTTTCACAAACCCCGGACTGCGATCCGGCACTTCCGCGACGTTTGCGATCTTCTGGTCGCGCATGAAGCGCACCATGTCCTCGCCGATACCGCGTCCTTTCGCGCCTTCCACCACGGCGATAGAGTCCATCATCCCGCGCTGGATGTGAGCCGCCCCGACGACGGTTTCCCCATCGAGGACTTGCACGCGCGTATTGCCCGAGGCCGCAGCGTCGACGCGCACCGTGAGGTCGTCGCCCATCGGGACCGTCGACGTTGCGACGTCATCGTTCGTGAACGCACGCGGATCCTGATTCGCCCGCTCGAACATCGCTTGTCGAAAATCTGCTTGTTTTCCTGCCCACGCCTCGTCGGTCATGCCGGGTGGCTTAGGCGTATTGGCAAAGTTGGAGAACAGTTTTTCTACGGGTGTCCCCTCGCGCTGCGGAAACCCCATGCGATTGCCGTAGGACGGATATAACGTCTCGTAGACGAACGTATTGTTAGCCGCCGCTCGTTCAAGTCCGGAATTCGGCGTCCTATCCAACAGGTCATCACGAATCGACGGGTCGCGCTGCGCATCGGCCACGACCTTCTCGGGCGGCACGCCGGCCTTCGCGTACACCTCGCGCAGCTTGCCCGCGACGTGGCCCGCGCCCTTCATCCCGCCCAGCACGATCGCCGCGTTCAAGAAGTCCTCCGGCTCGGGGAGCTTGCCCTCGAGCGCCGCGGGGGCCACCACCATCGTGCCGAGCTCGGCCGCGGAGCTCGCCGTGCCGATGATCGAGCGTGCCGCCGGCACCGACAAGGTCTCGCCGATGGCGGGCGCCACGACCTTGCCCACGGTGCGAGCGGCCGCGCCACCCGCGCCGAAGGTGAGCGCGCCGACGAGTCCTTCCTTGCCAGCCGATTGCAGCACGATGCGCGCGCGGTCGAGGAAGTCGGAAGCGCTCGTGATGTCGCCGCGCGTGAGCGCCTGCGTGTAGCTTTCGCGGATCGCCGCGGGCAGTGCGAAGGAGCCCGCACCGGCCCCCAGGACGCTTCCAACCGCGGCGCCAGGCACCGAAGCCACGGCACCACCCAAAGCCCCTCCTCCGGCCCCTCCGGCGACGGCACCCGCGATCATCTCGGGGAGGTCTGCCAGCATGCCGGCGCCCGCCGAGAGCGCGCGCTCGTACCACTTCGCATGCGAGGGATCGAGCACCACGTCGGGGAGCGCCGCGCGCGCAATGAGGCCCGTGGCCGAGCCCTGGTAGCCGGCCTGCAGCGATTCGAGGATTCCGGAGGCCTGGCGTTGCTGCGGGATCAGGTCGCCGAATAGCCCAGGTCGCGGCGCATTCGCGGGCGCCGCGTTCGATGGAATGAGGTCGTCGAAGGCGCCCATCGGCTAGAAGAGGAGGGGCGGCGGGTTCATCGGCGCTTCCGCGTCCTTCAACAGCGACGGATCCACGCCCATCTCCTTCAGGCGGGCCTCAACCTTGTCGCGCGACGCGCCCTGCGCGAGTGCGGCCTTCGCATCTTTCACCGCGCGTCCCTTCGCGTCATTCGCGGCGCCCCCTGGCGTGGCTCCCGGCGCCGGCTGGCCGCCCGCGTCCGGCGACGTGCGTGCAATCTCGGCTGCTGCGTCGCGCACGGCGTCCTTCGAGGACGGCAGGAAACTCGCCACCTTCTTCGGGTCCAGCATGTAGTCGGGCTTGCCCGGCGTGATGAGGTCGCGCGGATCCTTGCCCGCCTTGCGGTACTCGTCCACCTTTGCGCCGAGCTCGCTCGAGAAGCGGAATGCCGCTTCCTCGGCCACCTCGGGACTGATCGAGCCGAGGAGGCTGCGCGTCAGCATCAACCGACCGACCGAGCGCGCGTGCTGGACGTCGGTCTGGAAGTCGCGGCCCTCGGGGTTCTGGATTTTCTTCAACTCGTCGACCAGCGTGGTGTGGCCCTGCGGCGTGAGCCCCTTCGCGATATAGGGCGTGAGCTGTGTGGCCTGCGTGATGGCGTCCGGATCATCGGATGGCAGGTACATGCGCCGGAAGAGGTCGCTCACCAGGCGCGCGTTGATCTGCGCGGGCCTGCCCTCGGCGGCGAGTTGGTTCTGCTGCAGCGCATGCACGATCCCGGCCTGCGCCGGGCCGTCGAGCCGCGACCAGGCGAGGGTCGCCTCCGGCGTCGCGAGTAGATCGCCCATCGTGAGCGGCTTGGTGCCGTCGCCGGACTTGTCCAGGCCGTAGAGCCGCGTGAGGAGCGTGTCGTGCGCCTGCGTCTGCACCGCCTGCTGTGCCGCCGCGATGGTCGCCACCCGGCCCTTCACCTCGGTGATGAGGTGATCGCGAAACGTGGGATCGCCCGGGTGCAGGCGCTCGGCCTCGCGCTCGGCGGCGGAAATCCACGTCGGCAACATGGCGCGCGTGTCGTGCGCCTGCGTGGGTGTCATGGCATCGGACGTGACGCTCCCCGAAGGGGGCGCGGTCGCCCCAGCGCTCGCGCCCACATTCGCCACGTAGTCGCGCGTTTCCTTGAACGGGATCTTCGCCGCGAAGTCGGCATCGCTGATGGCACCCGAGTTCGGATCGCCGATGCTCCCGATCCACTGGTCGACCCTGCCGGGGCCGGCGTTGTAGGCCGCGAGCGCCAGCGTCCGATTGCCGCCATAGCGGTCGAGCATCATCTGCATGTATTGCGTGCCGAGTTGCTCGTTGTACGCGGGGTCGGCTCGCACGCGGTCCATGTCGAGCGGCACGCCGAGGCTCTTCGCCGCGTCGGCTGCGGCGTCGGGCATCAACTGCATCACGCCCACGGCGCCCTTCGGCGACACCGCCGCCTGGTTGCCGCCGCTTTCCACCTTCTTCATGGCGCCGATCAACTCCGGCGTGGCGGTCGCCGTCGTGGCCGAAGCCGTGCCCGCCTCGGCGCCCGTCGTTGGCGCGGTCGACGGCAGCGGCGCGGACATCACCGTATCGGCCGCCTTCTTCATCTCGTACGGCAGCGCCGCGCTCGCCGCCCAATGCAGGATGCGAGCGCGCACGATCGGGTCGATGTGGATGCCGTACTGCGGGTCGTTCTTCAGCCGGCTGTACGTCGTTCCCGGGTCGTCGCCCATGTCGCGCGTGACGAGCGCTTCCTCGTAGTTGCGCTGGAACTGCGTTTCCAGCCGCGTCGCATGTTCCTCGGTGATCCAGCGCGCGGCGCGCGTCTCCCCGATGGCGATCTTCGCCTGGTTCCCGATCACGTCGCGCTCGAGGTCCGTCTTCGCGGTCGCGGCCTGCTGCGCGATGGTCTGCAGGTTCGTTTCGAGTTGTCCCGCGTGGTAGTCGGCCTCCTGCTTGGCGGCGAATTGCGTGACGCCGAGTTGCTTCGCGACGGCGAGCTTCTGGTACTCGCGCTGGAACACCTGCCGCACGACGGGATCGGTGATCTGGCCGGCGCTGTCCTGCCCGATCTGGGCGGCCACCTTGCCGAAGCGCTGCGGCACGGTCTTGAAGTCCGGATCCCGCTGGAAGCCGATTTCCTGCTCGCCCAGCGCTTGCGTGGCACCCGAGAGCGCGTCGGTCAAGTCGGTCGCTCGGCGCGCTTCCGTGAGGTGCGCGTCGATCTGGTTGATGGCGTCGCCCACGCCGGCCAGCGCGTGCGCCGGAGCGCTCATGTCTATCGGCACCACGCCGAGCTGCGGTGTCGGCGACGGCCGCTGGCCGAGGTCGTCGAGGGTGGGTAGCCGCGGCATTTAACTCATGCCCCAGGTGGACGGATCGAAGTAGGGCTCCACGCCGCCCACGTCAGACGATCCGAGGACAGCGCCCTTATTCGGGCCGCCATACTTGTCGAGCAGTGTCGCGCCACCCTTGAGGACCGAACCCGCCGCGCCGATGAAGCCCGCGCGTTCGGCGAGCGTGCCCTGGTAGCGCGCCACGTCCGCACGCTGGCGCAGCGCCCGCGCCTGGTCACTGCCCTCGTAGAGCGCCAGCTGCGAGCGGTAGGCGCCCTCGCCTGCGATGCGGCTTATCACGTCTGTCACCGTGGGGTCCGAGGCGCCACCGCCGCTCGCCGCGGCGTTCGCGAGTGCTTTGGACTGCAGGATGTTCGAGCGGCGCGTCACATCGGCGGCCGTGCGCTGGGAGGCGGCTTCCGCCTGGCCCGCCGCCATGTCGCCCTGCGCCCCCATGAACTGCCCGGCGCGGCGCGCGGCGATGCCGGAGCCGATCTGCGAGCCCGCCGAGAGGACAGTCCCCGCCGCCGTCATCCCCGGCGACGATCCGAACTTGCGCACCGTGCCGGCTAGGTCGTCCATGCGTACACCCCCTTCCTGATCTCGCGGAAGCCGAGATGCTCGAGGAACCGCGGCGCTGCTTCCACGCACTCGTCGGCCACGGCAAACACCGGCATGCCCAGCGCGCCCCACGCTTGCATGAGTTGCCTTGCCATGCGCAGCCCCGTCTTCCGGTAGCGCTCGCGCATCATCGGCTTCACCGACGCGAACGCGATGTACCGCTTGCCGTCGCAATGCACGCCAGCGATGCAAAGTGGCTCGCCGTCCAGCACCGCGGCGAGCGCGCGCACCGTATGGCGCAGCGGCTTGCCCGTGAACTGCGCAAACATTTCAGCGGTGGCCGGCATGATGACGGGGCTCACGATTTCACGTTCTCCTCGAGCGCCATCACCACGGCGAGCAGCGTGCACGGACGCGGCGCTTCCGCTTCCAGCCACAGGCGGTTGTCGGTCGCCCATTCGCCAGGGAACTCGAAGAGGTCCGCGTCGTAGCCTTCGTAGATCGTGTCGACGGACTGCACGGCACCCGCCTCCACGAGCGGGAGCGCGTCCAGCACCGCCGGCGGCGCCCCGTTGGAATTGCCGTAGCGCAGCGATCGGATGTGCGTGTCCTGCAGGATCACGCCCAACTGCGAGATGCGCCGGCGCGTCGTGAGCGGCGCGTTCTCGCCCGCCTGGAGGCCCAGCTTCGTCGACACCCACGTGGCCTTGTACGGCAAGCCCACCACGGCGCGCGAGACGGCCACGGGCAGCCCGATGCTGCCGCCCGCCACGGTGTAGCGCGTCTGCACGCCCTGGTCGTCCGTGGGGCTCAGGTCGCGCCCATCGGCCCACACCACCACCTCGCGGCCCTCGAGGTGATTCAGCCCCGAGATGGTGTCGAGCGTGGACGACGAGGTTTCGGTGAGCACCGTGACGGACGCGCTCACGCTCCCGGGAACGCCGCGCGCGTTGCCCGGCGGCACGACCGACAGGAGCTCGTTGCTCACGGTCACGATGGGGGCCGAGGTATAGCCCGAGCCTGGACTCAGGAGGTGCGCGTCGGCGAGCCCCCAGCACGGCATGATCGAGGCGCCGAAGCCCGTGCCCCCCGTGACATTCACCGCGACACTCGGATAGAAGCCTGCGACGGCCGTGTACTCGCCCGGGTCCACGATGATGACGTTGAAGCCGCCGTTGATCTGGCCGCTGCCGAAGACACTCAGCACTTCGATCTGCGCCGGGCGCGTGAAGGCGCCCCCATCGAGCGTGAGCACGTCGCCGCGCGAGTAGCCGCTGCCGAGCGTGTTGAGCGTGAGCGCCACGAGCTGAAGGCCCACGGTCGCCGCCGCACCCGAACCGCTTCCGCCCGCGAAGGTGAGCGTAGGCGGATTCGTGTAGCCCGCGCCCGCGAGCACCGAGAGCGAGGAGACGAAGCCCGATGACACCGCGGACGTGGCGCCCTCGCTCACGATGAAGGAATCGGCCTGCTTGTTCACCACGCCGCCGCGGCACTCGGATTCGAGCGCCCACTTCTCGAGGTAGTGGCCGGTGAGGATGGCCGTGCCGATTGCGGCCGCGATGGCAGCACCCACGCCGTCACCGGTCACGCGCACGACCGGGGCCGACGTGTAGCCGCTGCCGCTACTCGCTACCGTCGCGGTTCCCACGCCCCAGGTCGCGTTCACGGTGAAGCCCGCGCCGCTGCCGCCCGTGACTGCCACGGCATTCGGCGGCACGACCGCGTAGGCTCCGCCGTTGGCGATCGTGACCGTGAGCACCCCGCCCACGCCGTTCACCGTGGCCACCGCAAGCCGCGCCGGGACCGCGGCGGTGCCACCCACGACCGTGAGCGCGTCGCCCGGCACGTAGCCGGTACCGGCGGCACCCGCCGCGGCCACGACCACCTGAAGCGTGCAGGTGCCCGAAGCGTTGTCGCCATCGCCGCCCTCGAAGGTGATGGCCGGCGGATGCGTGTAGCCCGAGCCCGGAGCCGTCACCGAGAGGTCGGTCACGCCCGTGTTGCCGAGCACGCGCTGCACCACGTAGTAGACGCTATCCTCCGCGACGCCACTCGGGCCCGGCAGCGTGACCACCTCCTCGATGACCCCGCTGGTGATGACTTCCTGCCAGGACAGCACGTTCTCCACGCGGTCGATCACGGCGAGCGCCACGGTGCCGTTCGAGCGCAGGCAGTGGATGCGCGTATCCGGCTGGCGCTGCACGGCCACCGACACGATGCCGGGCAGGCCCATCTCCGGGGTGAGCGTCGTGAGATCGGTGGCACCGTAGTCGAAGGCCTGCGAGTCGAAGGCGAGCTCGTACACGCGGCTGCCGCCGCGCTGGATGAAGATGCCGCGGCTGTCGATCTTCACGGCCGGCACGGGTGCCGAGCCCAGCGTCGACGCGGCCTTCAGGTTGAAATTCGTGGGCGAGAGCGGCTCGTCGAACGTGGTGGAGCGGATCGAGATCTCCGAACCCTCGGCGCCCAGGAGCAGCCGCTGCATCGGCAGCAGCCAGTTCATGTTGTCGATGGGGCCGCTGCCGATGGTGCGATTGATGGGCCCCGCGTCGCCTTCCAGGTCCTCGTCGAAGCTGTCGAAGGCGTCCGACACCGAGCCCCAGATTTTCTTGCCGGCCCACCAGAGCCGTCCCTCGTAGAGCGTCACCGCCGTGGGCCAGCCGCGGCGATCGGACCACTCGCTTTCCGACCAGAATTCCGACGGGTCCGTGCCGCCGAAATTCTTGAGCACCTCGGCGTCCACCGAGGTCGGGTTGGAATAGAGCGTCACGCGCGCGATGCCGGTGATGCTGCCCAGCGTGTAGGTGATCGTGCAGGTGGCAAGTCCGGAGCCGTAGTCGCCCGACTTGAAGCCCAGGCGGTAGAAGACGATCTGGTTGTCGAGGTGGTCGTTGTCGCTTTCGTCGGCGTTATCGGTGCGGGTCGCCACATCCTCCCAGAAGCCCACGGCGCCGATGGAGCGCTGCAGTGTCACGGTCCCGGTCCAGGTGCCCGCGATCGTCCAGGCGAAACGCCGTGCCTCGCCTACACCCGTCACCTGCACCGGATCGGTGAAGCTGTTCTCCGTGGTGAGGTCCGCGGTCGTGCGCTGCCCTGTCGAGCGGATCTTGAAGAGCGTGCCCACCTGCGTCGGCTTGAAGAGCGCCTTGGATGCGGTGAGCTGCACGTTGCCGGTCATGGCGCTCGGCGCGATCGTGACGGGGCCCAGGTTCTCGACGCGGAAGGGCCCGTTGTCGGACTGGTACAGCACCACGGACCAGGAGCGCTTCGCGCGCCGCTCGATCCTGCGCTGCTGGATGTTCTGGCACGCGCAGAAGATCACGTCGGCCGACTGGTCCGTGCGGATCCTGCGCAGGTCGTTCGAGGACCACGGCGTCGGGAGTGTCACCGCACCCGGCCCCTCGATGGCGCAGGATGCCACGAGCACCATGCGCGCGAGCCGGCTGCGGAAGCGGATGAAGAAGTCGGTGAACGGCGTGAAGTTGAGGCTGTGCGTGCCGGTCGCGAGGTCCGACTCGGCCACGTAGTCGTCGCCGCCCGAGGTGGATCCGACCATGAAGGTGACGGGCCCGCGCTCGATCACGACGCGCAGCGCATGCTCGATGCCCGCGTTCACGGGTGTCACCCTCTGCTCCATGATGGCCGCGGCCGTGCCGTTGCCAACCAGCTTCGCGAGGCCCCCGAATTCCCACGTGGTCGCGGTCCCCGGCTCGTCGAGGAGGGTCCAGCCGGCGAGGTCCAGGTCGAAGGACGCGTTGTTCACGGCGGTGGACACGGCCGGCCGCGACAGCAGCGCATCGTCGATCCACAGGCGCATCGTGTGGTCGGTGAGCTCGACGAGCGCCGTGTCGTTCGTGGAAAAGACGAAGGGCAGCATGCGCGGCGCGGAGCTCATGCCGCCGAGGTGCTCCATGCCGGGGCGCAGCATCATGGAGCCCAGCACGCGCGGCATCCAGTTCTTCATCTGCTCGGCCGAGAAGGCCGTGCGCTTCAGGTCCAGGCGTGCCAGCGCCAGCCGCGAGATGATCCCGCGGTTGAAGTGGTAGATGGCCGAGTTCTGCCGGACCGAGAGCTTCTGGTCCATCACGTCAGCCGATCAGCGAGCCGCTATTGCCCCGGTCGAAGCGCGTGCGGCGGCCGCGACGCGAAAGCGTCCACGTGCCCGGGGGTGCAAAGCGCGTGGGCCCGTTCTGCGCATCCTTCGAGAGCGCATCGGTGAGCGCGAGATCCATCATCTTCTTCGCCCGCGCGATGCGGTGCTCGTCGCCCGTGTCCACGGCGATGTCGTACATGCGCCGCGCCGTGACGGCCATCTGGAACGATTGCGGCCAGCGGTTGATGTTGTTGCCGTACTCCGGGTCGTTCGAGACGTACTTCACGTAGATCGTGTCGAGGTCGCCCTGCCATTTGCCGCCCTCGTCCACGTAGTTGAGGAGCGGCGTCTTGAAGTACTCGTCGCTGCAGAGCGCGGCCGTGCGCACCCAATCGGGGGGCTTCACGTACTGCCGCTGCATGCCGAAGACATGGACGAACGTCGGGTCGAAGTCGATCTTCACCGAGCGGATGGCGAAGTTCCACTGGCCCTGCTCGAGCACCCATTGGAGTGCCGTCGCGTTCTCGTCGCGCTCGTGCAGGCTGCGCGCGTTGACGAGTGCCGCCTGCAGCGCCTTTTGCAGCTCATCGCGCTTCTCCTTGTCCTGCGTGAGCTTGGTCGCGATCTCGGAGGCAAGGTACGCGGTCACGAGGCGCTGGAACGTGCTCGGCCACTTGCCGAAATCCATCCCGTAGTCGTCGGCGTTCGAGACATAGCGCACGAAGATCGTGTCCAGGTCCGCGAACCAGAACCCGGCCTCGTCGACGTACTGGTGCAGCTTCACGCGGAACTGCGGATCCTCCGCGACCAGGAGCGTGCTGAGCCAGTCCACGGGCTTGTCGAACGCGCGCACGTAGCCGAATGGCGGCTCGACCGACGGCGAGTAGTCGAGCTGCGCCGAGCGGGTGGCGAAGTCCCACCGCCCCTGCTCGAGGCACCAGTCGACGGCGCCCGCGTCCCACGCCATGTCCAGCAGCCGGCGAGGCTCGCGCGCCTCGTCGAGCGACGCAAGCTGCCGCTCGCCCACGTCGAGGAGCGCGTTGTTGTAGAGCTGCAGCCTGGTCGGGGCGGCCATGTCAGGCCACCGGGGACTTCACGTGCTGTGCGAGCCACGTGTCGGCGGCGAGCTTGTCCTCGCCCTTCTCGAACACGGCCATCTTGTCCTGCTTGCGGATGACGCTCCACTTGCAGAGCGGCCCGCGCCACTTCACCTCGTAGCCGTCGAACACCGCCGCCTGCGACATGTCGACGTCCTGCTCGGTGAGCTGCATGCAGAAGATGGTGCGCAGCTTCGTCCACGTGCGCCCGCACGAGCACACAAGGAACTTGCCGTACCAGGTGCCGTCATCGACACGCACCGTGATCTCGTCGTACACGTTGAACTGCGGCGCGAAGTGGGCGAAGAACGCGGGATCCAGCACGTCGCGCTCGGCGGTGCCCTGCTCCACCGTCACCGTGAACGATCGCGTCGCGTACTCGGACAACTGGATGCGCTTCGGGTCGAACAACTGCTTGGTGGGCGCCTGTTTGTCTTCCGGCATTGCCTGTCTCCTTGGAAAATCGGGGCCGGGAATGCGGCCCGGCCCCGCTGGCGGATCACGAAGACGCGATCAGCGCGTTGGCCGCGATGTTGTAGCCCGCGGTGCTGTTGGTGGTCATCAGCATGCCGAGGCCGATGCCGACGGTGGTCGAGCCCACGGCGGTGGCCGCGGCGATCAGCATGAAATCGCCGTTGCGCATGCCGAGGAGTCGGCCATCGCTGAAGTAGCCCGCCGCCTGCAGCAGCGTCGAGCCGTCGGTCGAGGCGTAGTACCAGAGGCCCGTGCCGCCCACGTTGGGCTGGACGGTCGAGCCCACGACGGCGCCGGCGTTGACGAGGGTGCCCAGGCCGCGTACGAGCAGGATGGGCGGGTTGGCGAGCGAGGAGGCTGCCGTGGTTCCGCTGTATGCCATGTGAATCTCCTTTCGTTGCGCGCGGGTTGTCAGGCGTACTGCGAGCCGTCATGGGTGATGACGATGATCCCGGCGTTCTGCAGGCCCACCGCGCCCATGAAGCCCGAGACGCGCGCCCACGAGTAGTCGTTCTCCTCGTTGTAGCCGACCGGGCTTTCGAGGCCCTCGACGTCCATCGCGTGCCCGAGCGCGGTCTGGTGGAAGAGGAACGAGCGCTCGGTCGTGCTGCCCTTGCCCGGCAGGTTCGGGTGCTCGACGATGAGCGCGTTCCTCCACCGGTAGGCCATCGGCTTGTCGCGCCAGGAGGGCTCGTCGCTCGCATACGGGCGCACGTCCACGTACTGCGCATTCGTGAACTCGGGCGCCTGCTCGAGATAGGCGAGGAAGCTCGGCTGGCACACGAACGAGATGCGCGAGTCCCACGGCACGGAAGCGTTGGAGAGCTTCACGCGCCCGTTCTGGAAGAGCGAGACGTTCGGGATCACGCCCGCGGCGCCGATGGACACGGTGCCCGTGTTGAGCACGGTGATGATCTGGTCGTCGATCTTGCGGTTGACGACGCCCATCGAGGTCACCTGCATGATCTCGCGCTGGTTGCCCTGGCTGGCGAAGATGTTGAAGTCGGTCTTCCTCACCAGGTCGTGCCATTCGCCGAGGACACACGGGTTCTGGTTGAGGTTGTCCGCGCGCGCCGGGATGAGGCCGTTGGTGCCGCGCGTGACCGCGACGGCGCCGCCCGAGTCGGCCACGAGGAAGACGGCCGTGTTGCCCTTGATGACGGCTTCCGTCGTCACGAGGTCGCGCAGGAGGGTTTGCTTTGCCTCGAATCCAGCGATGAACTCTTGGCGGTATTGCGTCTGGAATGCGGTGTCGGCCATGTGTTTGGCTCCTAAACGAAACGGTTGGCATCGACCGTCGCTCGGGTTGTCCACTCACGGCGTTACCGGGTTTCCCTGTCGGGGCCAGCGAGCCTTGTCCATGGGGCCGCGCTACTGGTGCTCTGTGCTGCGCCGGCGGGATGCTCGCGCAGTTCTCCGCCGGCTCGATCCGCTTACTTCCGCTGCGCCTTCAGTTGCTCGCGCGCCCCGAGGAGTTCGCGATAGCGCTCCTGCATCTTGTCGTCGTTGTTGTACGCCTTGCGGTCCTTCCGCATCGTGGTTTCGATCTTCTTGATCTCGTCGTCGATCGAATTCGCGATGGTGGCCGCGTCGGCACCTGGCACCACGGTCGTCACCGGATTCACGGTGCGCGCGAGACCCACGAGCCACTGCAGCGCCTTCGGGTGGCTGGTGAGGGGCTTGCCGTCCTCCAGGCGGGCGAACATGATCTGGTCGCGGATCTCCTCGGGCGCCGTGTCCAGCAGCGACTTCACGAGATTCACGTTCTTGCGGTAATCGCCGCCCCATTCGGCGCGCAGCGAGTCCTCCGACTCCTGCCGGAAGGCCGCGTCCTGCTGCTGCCGGTCCTGCGCGCGCTTCTCCACCGTGTCGAAGTACCAGCGCACCGAGGCCTTCACCGCCGCAGGTGGCAGGTTCTTCTCGTGCGCCGCCTTGAGGAATCCGTCGACGAGGCCCTTGTCGTCCTCGCCGATCACGAAGCCGTCGTCGAACTTGAGGTCGTACGCCTCCGGCTTGTCGGGCAGGCCCGCGTCCTTCCGCCAGGCGGCCTTCTCGTCATCGGTCCCCTTCTCGGGGAAGGGCACGTTCGCGCGCAGCTCGCCGCTCGAGAGCTTCTGCTCGAGCGCGCGGTAGGAGGTGAAGATCGCGGCGGGCGTGTCGAAGCGCTCGAGGCGCTTCATCAGCTTCTCGTCGCCGCCGGCGAGGTGCTCGCGCCAGCCATCCGACCAGGCGAATTGCCCCTTGCCGGCGTCGGCCGCAGCTGCAGTTGCCGCGGCCGCCGCTGCGGCAGCGCCGCCGTCACCCGCGCCGGCGTCGCCGTCCACCTTGTCCTGCCTGAACCACTTAGCTCGCATGTTCCGCCTTCCTTAGCACTGCCGTATTGAGGTTGATGGCCTTCACGATCTGCAGCCCGGCGAAGCGCCGGCCACTGCAGAAGGAGGCCGCGTGCGCGCTTTCCGGATGCCACCCCAGGCCGTACGCGTCGCACGCCTTTTCCACGATCCAGCGCATCGCCCGCTTCTGCTGCTCGGCGCTCGCGCGCCCGTCGGCCACGGCCTGCACGGCCGTGAGATCCGCGAGCTCGTACGGCGCCGGCTGGAACGCGGGCGGGATGCCTTCGCGCTTCATGCCGCGGGCCTCATGGCCTGCGAGGCCTCGCCCAGCGCCTTCGCGGCTTCCGCCCCCTGCTGCACGTTGGCGAGCGTCTGCTGCACGTTCTGCTGCTGTTGCCGCGCTTGCGCGCGCTGCGCCACCTCGTCTTCGCTTCGCACCCAGAGCGCCGGCACGCCGATGCCGATGAGCGCCTCGCGCAGCGCCACCTGCGCGTCGAGCACGTCGGCATTGGAGGGGTCGAGCGCGATGGCATCGGCCATCATCATCTTCGCCTGCTGCAGCTTAGCGCCCTTCTCGCTCTCGATCGCGTCGTGCAGCGGGCTCTCGAAGTGGAACTCGATCTCGCTCCCCCGCAGGGTCTTCGGCATGTTGAAGGGCGAGCCGAACGCGCCCGCGCGCATGAGGGTATCGAAGGTCATCTCGCACACCGCGCCGTTGTAGTCCATCTCCATCGGCTCGAAGATGGGGAGCGCGTTGCGGATGTATTCCTGCACCTGCTGGCCCACCTCGAAGGCGGTCATCTCGGCCTTGCCGCGGTCGGGATTGCTCATGCTGAGTTTGTTGAGGAAGAAGGCCTCCGCGATCATGGAGCGCGTGTCGGCCTGCATATCGCGGCCCATCGGCATGCCCGACCTGTCCTGTGTGAGCGGGCGCAGCACCTCTCCCAGGCGTTCGTCGTAGTCGCGGTCCACCCAGGTGATGCCGCCCGCGTAGATCGCCACGTCGCCGCGGATCGCCTCCTGCACCGCGACCATCGGCGGGTTGGTGAACTTCTCGCCCGCCTCGAGGATCGTGGCCGTCATGGCCTGCAGCAGCCGCGCATCGGGCAGTGCCGCAACGGTCGCCGGCGAGTAGCCGTACTGCGACCCGGAAACCGTCGTCCAGCGCGGGATCACGTAGAACTTGTTGTAGATGCCCACCTCCTCGAGCACCTTGTCGTGGTCCTGGTCGTAGTAGATCGACACGTACGGCGTGCGGAACTTGCCGTCGTACATGTCGGACTCCACGACCATGTGGCGGCACTCCACCTCCGCGAACGGATCCTTCAAGGCCACCTGCTCCACGTTCGGGTGGCACCTGCCGGGGAAGGTGTTGCAGAGGTTGCGCGAGGTCGGCTTCCACTTGCGGAAAATCTGCCCCACGTTGCCCTCGGCGTTCTCGGCCCACGCGACATCGCGCAGGTGCCAGCAGCGATAGAGGAGGGTATCGGCGTTCTTGTTGAGCTCGATCGAGATCACGCACTGGCCGAATGCCGAGAAGTCGTGGTCGCCCTCCTTCGTGGCGCGCGTGAAGAGCGAGGCACGGTCGTACATCGCCCGGCGCTGCACGCCCTCGGCCCACTCGAGCCAGCGCCGCGCCTCGATGTCCACCTTCGGGCCTTCGTGCGCGACGCGCGGGTGGAACCACGACTTGGCCGTCGGCCGCAGCATCGTGCCGAGCGAATTGCCGAGGTCGCGGCGCGCGAGGATGGGATAGCTCGTGGCGAGGTTCACGGCGAATTCCTGCCCCACCACGCGCCGGTAGGTGAAGTCCGCGCGCTCCGGGTAGAAGTTGAGCGCGATCTCCTGCCACAGGAGCAGCAGCTGCGTCCTCTTGCTGTAGAGGTTGTCGGCCTGCTGGGCCAGCTCCTTGGCGTTCACGACGTGAGCCCGTTCGATTCGAGCGTGTAGGCGATGCGGTTCATCACCAGCAGCGTGGTGTTCATCTGGTCCACCATCGCCGCGCACGCGGCGACGACCGCATTGCTCGTCATTGCGGTGGCCGAGGTGAACGGCTGCACGAGCGTGGTCGGGATCGTCGTCTCGACGTGCGTGGTGAGGTGCGTGAACGCGCCCGCGGGCGTGGGCTCGTAGGCCGAGGTGAGGAATACCGGCGCATCCATCACGTCGGCCCGCGCGACCGCGGTTTCCGCGACCGACTTGGGATCGACGGCGTTGGCGCGCAGGCTATCCAAGGGTGTCGTCCCGGTCGGTGAGGATCGTGCTCGCCCGCCCGCGGCGCATCATCTGGTCGGCGAGCGAGCGCCGGCGCGCATCGTCGATCGCCTGCTGGCCAGGCATCGCCGTCGGCCCCTGGATGCCGGGCGCCTTGGGTGTGGTAAGCGCGCTCACACCGGCCGCGGCGGTCGCTGCGGTGGCGGCGGTGAGCACCGTGTCCGACGCCGCGAAATCGCCGACCGCCGAGGCGGCCGCCGCCGCGAGCTCTTCAATGCCGGTCATGTTGCCTCCCCATGATCACTTGCGGCACACGGCGGCGCGCGCCGCCGAACTCGCCGAACTCGCCATAGGCCCCGCCGCGCACCATCGTGTGCAGGGCCTTCGGGCCGCGGAACCACGACATCACCACCGCGTCGCCTTTGTTCGTGGAGCGGCCGAGGCGCGCGCACACCTCCTCCTTCGATTCCACCTTGATGCCGACGCGGAACTCCATGTCCAGGCGCGGCGCGGTGAGGTCCGCCACGAGCTCCGGATCGTCGGGCAACGCCACGATGGAGCCGCCATCCTGGTCGGGGTCGAGCGCCTCGCGGAACTTCCAGATGGCTTCGCTGCGTGTGTTGAAGAAACCGAGCTGCTTGTCCTTCGTGCGCCCGGCCGATTTCGCCGCGCCCTTGTAGGGGAAGACGTCGATGCTGTTCTCGCGCGCGAGCTGGAAGCAGCCGCTGCCGTAGCCGCCGCTCATGTCGAGCACGATGATCGCGTGGTCGCGGCGGTGGATCAGGATCTGGCCGAAGGCGAAGCTCGAGGCCTTGTCCTGCGGAATGCTCTTCGCCGGCACCACCACGAGCGGCGCGTACCAGCCGTCGCGGCGCGGCGCGAGCACCATCGGGTCGGTGCCGCCGCCCGACATGTCGACCCCGATCGCGCACATCGGCACCTCGAGGGGCGGCGTCTTCGTCCAGCGGCGCTGCGCGTCCCGGATCCACGCCGTCGGGATCACCTGGTTCTCGGCGTCCTGGAAACTCGCCTTGAAGCCGCCCATGAGGATGCGGCGGATCTGCGCCGGCAGCGCATCGAGCTGCTTCTGGTAGCCGCTTCGCACGTAGAACGGGTTGTCCCCCACGCTCGAGGCGATGTACGTGCGCGAGGTCGGCGTCACCGCCTTGCGCTGCCCATCCTGCGTCACTTCCACGGGTCGCGGGCCGTCCACCCAGCGATCGCCGTCGTCGTCGGACACCACCCAGCGCAGCTCGCCCGCCTTCGCGGGCCGCGGGTAGGTGTCGTCCAGCCACGGCGCGAACATCTGGATCACCCACAGCCCCTCGGAGGTGAGCGGCGGGTTGGTGGCGAGGATGGTGCGGCAGCGCTGCTTCGGGTTCTCCGAACGCACCCAGCCCATCAGCATGCGCACCTGCGCCTCGGTGAACTGCGTGGCCTCGTCGATGCCGAGGAGGTCGCGCGCGCGCCCGATCCAGCTTTGCTCGTCGCCGGGATTGTTCGCAGCGCCGAGCTCGATCACGAGGTTCTTCGTCTTGAGCGACGGTGGCGGCGAGCCGTTGAACCCATCCTTGCCGCCATTCATCGCGATCATGCGATCGACGATGCCGGAGAGGTCCGTGTAGCGGCGGCGCATCACGAGCGCGCGCTGGTGCTCGTTGAAGGCGAGGCCGAGCACCAGGTCCGTCTTGCCGCCGCCCGGTTGCCCGCCGTAGAGGATCACGTCCGCCTTCGAGAAGTACGCCTCGGTCTGCGGACCCGGGTTGGGCACCCAGCGCAGGTGGCCCGTGGCCTTGATGAGCTCGGCGTCGATCGCGGCCAGCTCGGGCTTGGTCTTTCGCGCGAAGGCCGCTTCGAGCTTTTCGAGACCGGCGCTCATGGATTCAGTCCGACGCCACGTGCAGCGGCACCACGTCGGCGCGCCGGGCCATCTGCTCGACGATCCTGTCGATGGACGCGGTGCCGATCCAGGTCGCCATCCAGTATTTGTGATTGTCGAGCGCGCCCTGCAGGAAGCCGCACTGCTGGGTTGCCGCCTGCAGGCTCGCCTGCGCCGCGACGAGCCTCGCTTCGAGCTCGCGCTTGCGCACGGTGGCCTTCACCATCATCGGCTCCCATTCGCAAATGCCGTAGAGCGGCATCGGCTGCATGAGGTCCGATTCCGGAGGCACCGACACGCGCACGCCGCGCAGCATGGCCGCCTGGATGAAGAAGTGGCAACCCGGGCGTTGCTGCGCGTATTCCTCGGTGGCGCTCATGTCCACGCCGTAGAGCGCGATCTCCTCCACGTCGGGCACTTCCAGCGCCATCGCGAGCATCCACGCGAGCGAGCTCGTGAAGAAGTAGGGGCCGTAGCGCTCGAGCAGGCGCTCGCGCGGGAGCCGCACCGAGCGCGGGATGTCGGGAATCATCTCGCCCGTGTACACCGGCCCCTTGAATTGCCGCATCCACTCCACGTACTCGGGCGAGAACCACGCCACCTGGCGCGTGGGGTCGCCGATGACGGGCGGCTCCCAGCGGTGGAGCTCGAAGAACGCATCCCCCTCGTGGTAGGTGCGCTCCTGGCCGATGATGGCGTAGGCGCCCGGGGAGCACGCCCAGATGCTCCACGCCGGATCCTTGAGGGGTGCCAGGCGAATGCTCGAGGGAGCGCTGCCGAGGAGCGCGATCTTCGAGCCCATCAGGTGCTCGTCGAGAAGATGACGCCGGGGCCGTCGGACGAAGCGAGGCTCGAGGCCCCGCCCATGAACGCCCAGACCGACGTCGACAGCGACAGCAGGTTCGCGATCGCGTTCTGCTTCACCAGCGAGATGACCGTGGCGCCGAGGGTCGTGAGCGAGGCGCCGATCACGATGGACGGCCCGCTCAACTGGAACTGCTGCGTGCCGGTGGACGTGGACTGCAGGCGCAGCGTCTTGCGAATGCCGGCCGAGGGCGGCGCCTGCAGCGAGAAGAGGCCCGTCTGCGAAGAGCCGGAGGTGAGGATGTTGGTCATGCCGTACGGCACGGCCGAGCTCGGAGCGCTTGCCTGCACGTCCTCGATGGGATCGAGCGTGCCGCGCACACCGGCGAGGAAGTCGTTCGTGAGGCCCAGCCGGCGCCCGTAGATGGACGTCTGGATGCTGTTGCGGATGCTCTCGAGAAGGTTTGCCATGTTGCCCTCTTTGGATTTGCTCGCCGAAGCTGCTGCGAGGGTGAGCGGTGGCCGACCGCTGGCGGATTGCGACTAGAAAATGCCGCCCAGCTTTCCGAGGTAAAGGATGATTCGCGCGCGCGTCTGCGCGTCGTGAACGACGGGGAAAAGGATCACCTCCTTCACCTGGATGTTGCTGGGAAGTCCCCCGCTGCCAGCGGAGCCGAGCGAGAATCCCGCCATGTCCAATGCGCCCCCGGCGCCCGTCACCAGCGTGCCGAAGTTCACTTGCATGGAAGAAGCCGCGCCGTTGAAGACCGTGGTGAGTACGCCGTAGGTGTTCACCGCGAGCTCGGCGTCGGCCGCGAGCGAGGCGCCTGCGTTGGCGGTGAGCGCGGGCGTCACGGCCGACTGGATGACGCGGCCCGAGTTGGCCGCATCGCCGTCGAAGATGTAGTGGTTCACGGTCCACGTCACTTGCCGGAAGAGGATGTAGATCGATTCCGGCTGCTTGAAGGCGAAGGGCACGCACTTCATGGTGTGCGAGATGCCGTCGAAGAGGATCGAGCCGTCGCCCTGCAAGGCGGGCTGGAACGTGGCCGAGGCCTGCTTCAGCGTGTTGCCGTTGCCGCTCTGGTCGCCCCACTGCGCGACCCCGGTGCCGACCGTGATCGCGCTATTGAAACGGAACCAGGCGACGGGGCCGAGCTGCAGGATTTGCGTGGGGCCGAAGATCGCCGAGCGCAAAGCGTTGAAGCGCGGCATCTGGTACGGCCGGTCGAGAACTGCGGCGCCGCTCCTGCTAAAGAGGTTGCGCCGGAACATCAGCCGTGGAACCACTCCACCGTGACCACGCCCGCGGATCCCGACACGACGGAGATGCCGGTGCAGGACTGCGTGCTGCCGATGTTGCGCACCGTCGGATTGGCGACCGAGCGGTTGGCGGTCGTGCCCGCCGTGGAACTCGTGGTCGGCACCGTGGCGCCCGTGGATCCGAAGGCCACGTAGAAGTCGATGCCGCCCGTGGGCGAGAAGGACACGAAGCCCGCGCCCGCGGGCGTGTCGAACGCCTGGGGCGTGCCGGCGACACAGACCACCGTGCCGATCGCGTCCGAGTAATTCAGGACGTCGGTCGGGTGCAGCATGCCGAGCGTCTTCATTTCGACACCACCGTGCGCGGCCGGCGTCCTTCGACGCCCTTGATGCGCCCCTTGTTGGCCGAGGCGTAGAAGATGCGCTTCGCGCGCTTGGTACCGTACTCCTTCACCATCGACGACATGATGGTCTCGCCCTTCTTCGTGAGTGGCATCGCGTGGGCCCTCCGCCATGAAAAACGCCCGCGTGGAAGCGGGCGCCAAAGGCGATGAGTCGACAAGGAAGCGGGCGACCGCGCCGCGCGTTGAACGGCCCCTTATGGCGCAACCGGAGCATCGCTGTCAAGCTGATGCGTTTCATCACAACCATTATGGTTTGGTACCCGATCATCTTGTACCAAACCCATTGAAACGGGTGTTCCACGGGGAACATCGCGCGTCACGCGTGCGCCGAGGAGCGCCTCGTAGTGCTCGGGGGCGAGGCCTTCGGCCGGCCGCAGCACGGCCATGTTGTCTTCGGTGAGCGCCTCCCCCGCGGCGACGTCGCGCGTGACCCAGATCGAGCGGCGCAGCTCCATCGACGGCACTTCGGCGATTGACGGCCCGTAGGCGACAGTGCCCACGGCCGCGGCCGCCGCGCGCACGTCGCGCACGAGGGACGCGAACTCCGCCGGCATCGTGGCGAAGCGCCCGTCCGGCCCCTCCATGTCGAGCGACAGGTGCTTCTCGATGACTTCCGCGCCGAGGGCCGTGGCCACCACCGCCGCGGTGGTCCCGTGCGTGTGGTCCGAGAGCCCCACGCGCGTGCCGAAGCGCTCGAGCATGTGCGCCATCGTGATCACGTTGTACGCGGAGGCGTGGGCCGGATAGGCGCTCACGCAGCGCAAGAGCGTGATGCCTCCCGCGCCGAATTCCGTCGCCGCGTCCACCGCGGCATCGATCTCGTCCTCGGTCGCCATGCCGGTCGAGATGATGAGGGGCTTGCCGGTGGATGCCGCGTGGCGGATGAGCGCCAGGTACGTGATCTCGAAGGACGCGATCTTGTAGACGGGACAGCCCAGCGTCTCGAGGAAGTCCACCGAGCGCTCGTCGAAGGGCGTCGAAAAGGCCGCCATGCCACGCGTGCGGCACTCCTCGAAGATGCGCGCGTGCCAGTCCCACGGCGTCCTGCAGCGCTCGTACAACTCGGTGAGCCGGGCGCCCGCCCAGGGGCCCGCCAGGAGCCGGCGATCGCACACCGTCATCGTGTCCCAGGTCTGGAGTTTCAGAGCCATTGCCCCCGCAGAGGCCGCCGCGCCAACGATGCGTAATGCGCGATCGAAATCACCGAGGTGAGCAGCACCCATCTCAGCGACGATCATTGGACAGGTCATATCGTGCAGCCTGAATGCAGCCGGCGCTTAACCGCGACGTACGCTTGATGGGCCTCTATCGCGGTGTTGAATGTCCCGAGATAAGTACGCTTGCCGTCGATCTGGATCTTCGCTTGAAAACGGTCGCGACACATCGCGACTCCCAGCAATCCGGCTTTGCTGTTGCACCTTGCGCGCCGCTGATTTTGTAGATTGATGTGCCTCGGCACGTCCCGCAAGTTAGCCCAGCGGTTATCCGTTCTAACGCCATTGATGTGGTCGATGTCGCCTCTCGGCCATTCTCCCGTCATCCAAAACCACGCGAGACGATGCGCCTGAACGATGCAAGATGGTCTTCCGCCAATGCCGATGCGAAGATAGCCGCACGACGAGACGTTGCCAGCGATTTTGCCGGCCTTGATTCGTGGACGCGCTTTCCAGCTAAAGATCCCGGTGAGCGGGTTGTAGTCGAGCGCCGCTCTAATCTCTGCGTGCGTCGTGCGGGGCGCGCTCATTCGAGGTCCAGTGCGTAGGTGTCCTGGATGTGCACGAAACCCAGCTCGCGGAAGAAGGCCCGCGAGGCCTCGTTCGCCGGCGCGATGTTCGCGAGGAACGCCTTGCGGACGAGGCTCGGCTTCTCCAGGACGTGCTTCGAGCACTTGCGCACCAGCTCGCGCACGGCCCACGTCCCGTAGCCGCAGCCCTGGTGCTCCTTCGCGATCGCGAGACCGATCTCGTATTTGTGGGTGAGGTAGATGGCGCCCACGCTCTCGTCGCCGTGCCTCACGATGTACCAGAGGCGGTACGGATAGCGCTGCGTGAAGGAGAGGTGATCCTCCCAGGAGGGCATCTCGCGGTGCGAGATGTTCGCCTCGGCCGGGCGCTCGGCGAGCAGCTTGTAGAGGAACTCGGCCGCCTGCGGCACGTGCCCGATGGCCACCAGCCGCGGAGCGTTGGGGTCGACTGCCTTCCTCACAGGCGCACCTCCACGCCACGCTGGGCGAGGTACCGGCTCGCCCCGCGCGGCGTCTGGTCAGTGAACTGGAACATGGCCCCGGCCGCGACGGCGTGCGCGCCGGCCGCGAGCGCGTCCAGCATGTCGAGATACGTGCCGCAGCCACCGTTCGCGATGACCGGCACCGTGACGAGCGGCGCCACGCGGCGGATCAACTCCAGGTCGTATCCCTCCATCGTTCCCTCGCGCGCGATCGAGGTGAGCAGGATCTCGCCCGCGCCCATCCCCGCCACCATCTTCACCACGTACTCGACGTCCACGGGATTCGGCATGTCGCCCCAGCGCATCGCGACGGTACCGGCATGCGTCCACGCGAAGCCCCTGTTCGCGTCGACCGCGGCCACGATGGCCTGCCGCCCGAACTTGTCGGCCGCGTCGCCAATCACGTTCCAGTGCGTGCAGATCGCCACCTTGTCGGCGCCGGCCGCGAGGAGGTCGCGCACGTCCTGCACGTTGCGCACGCCACCGCCGACGGTGACGGGCGTGAACATGGCGCGGCAGATCTTCTCGACCAGCGCCAGGTTCGGCCCGCGCCCTTCGCGGGTCGCCGCGATGTCGAGCACGACGAGCTCGTCCACGCCGCGAGCGGCATGCACGTGGGCCGCCTGCAGCACGTGGCCGACCGACCGCCAGGCGTCGAAGCGCTTCCCCTTCACCAGCTCGTCGCCGCGGGCGAGCAGCACCGGAATCACGCGCGTGGCAAGTCCCATCAGGCCTCCTCGAACTCGCAGAGCAGGGGGCGCGCGAGCTCCACCCCGTTGAAGAGTTGCCAGTTCGTGAACCGGTCGAGGGTCACGTGCAGGTCCTCGCCCGCGATGCCGATGCGGTGCAGCACGCGCCCTACGGGGACACCCATGTATTGCCCCGGAAAGAGCCCGTCCCGCTCGTGCACGAGCGCCATCGCCTGCTCGCGCGACATGCGACCGGCGCGGATGTCGACGCTCACCTGGGCCGCGAGCCGCCCGTAGCCGAACTTGCGATACATGCCGTGGTCGTGCAGCCCCGTCATCGCGTTGTCGAGGTTCTCGAATTCCCACCAGTTCGCCATGCTGGGCAGCCGCGTCTCGAATCCGGCATCGCGCGCAATCGCGGCATTCACCCAGCTATCCCACTCCACGTACTGCCCGAGGAAGTGCGCTTCCACGCCCACGCGCTCGACGTCGCTCTCGTCGGGCGGCATGTAGTCGAGCATGTCGCGCTCGGTGATGTCGCTTTCGCCGATGAGGTCGGCGGGGCGCAGCCCCAGGAAGCCGCCGAACTCGGCCACCCAGCGGCGCGTCATCGTCCTCGCCTCCTCGGCCCCTGGCGGCCCGCCGTACTGCGCCTGCGGGTTCTCGCCGTAGAAGATGAGCGGGATGCCGAGCTGGACCGCCGCGCGGAAGGGTGTCGTGAAGATGGAGACGTGCTCGGGCCAGGAGATGTCGCCCACCAGGTACAGGCCCAGCCGATTGAGGATCGCGCGCGTGCGCACGTTCGGCGTCACCTCGATCGTCGTCGCGAAGCGCGCGAGGTTGTCGATGTTCGCGCGTCCCATCGGCGTCAGCATGCACGTGGTCGCCGTCACCACGAGCGGCCGCGCGCCGAGCTCGAGGAGCTTCAGCGCCTGGAAGGTCGAGTCCTTCCCGCCCGAGGAGGCCACGATGCAGTCGAAGCCCGACGGGTTGCGGTGGCGCTCGAGGAGGTCTTCCAGCGCGCGGCGCCGGCCCCGCCAGTCGATGTCCGGGCGCTTCGCCGCCGTGAGGCAGGCCGAGCACACGCCGTCCACGAAGGCCGTGTCCGGCCTCGTGTCGGGTATGACGCAGAGCTTGCAGCGGTTCATGGTTCGGGTTTCCTCAGGAGCCACCACGTGCACGAATCGAAGCCGTCGCCGCGCTCGAGGCCCCCGCTATCCTCGAGCTCCATGCCCATCGCCTCGTAGAGAAGCCCGAAGGGGCGGCGCCACAGCCGCTCGGCGTGGCCGCGGTAAGGCACCTCCTCCTCGGTGGCGGCCTCGTACTCGATCGCGAGCACCCAGCGGCGCGAGGCCGCGACGATGGAGGCCATCGTGGCGGCGAGCTCCGCGGGCGGCACGTGGATGAGCACCCCCGCGGTGAACGCGAGGTCGAAGGCCAGCGGCCAGCGGCTGGCGACCTGCGCCGCGGCCAGCTCGATCGCATCCACGCCCGCGTCGTGCGCCATGTCCAGCGCCACCAGGTTCACGTCGACTCCGATGGCGCGCACGCGTGCGTCCACGTCGCGGATGGCGAGCAGGTTCCAGCCCGCGCCGCAGCCCACCTCGAGCACGCGGGAGGCCCGCGTGCGCTCGAGCACGAGCTCCCAGAACGAGCGCCGCGCCATCCAGTCCACCTTCATGTTCCGCAGCGCATAGGCGATGCCGAAATCGCCCGCCCAGAAGCGCTCGTGCTCAGACATGGGCGAGCCTTTCGCGCAGTTCCGGCACGGTGAGGCGCCGCGCCGTGTCGCTGGAAAGCCCCGCGCGCATCGACTCGTGGCGCTTCTCGAAGGCGGTCAAGCCCGTCACGCGCATCGTGGCGCCGAGCGCCTCGGCGAGGTCGCCCAGGCAGAAGGCGGGAAGGTCCGGAATGGCGGGCTCGGGCGGCATGCGCTCGATGGTGTCCAGCACCAGGTCCACCGCCTCGTCCACCGTCATCCAGAAGCGCGTCGATTCCGGATCCGTCACTGGCACCGCTTCGCCGCGTGCGATGAACTCGCGCCACCGCGGGATCACGGAGCCGGTCGAGCACACGACGTTGCCGTAGCGGGTCGTGGAGAAGCGCGGCCGCCGGCCGCCGTGCGTGCGGTTGGCCGCGAGCACGAGCGACTCGGCGAGCGCCTTCGACTGCCCGTACGCGCTCACCGGCTCGAAGGCCTTGTCCGAGGAGAGGAGCACCATCGAATGCACGGTGGAGGTCGCGATCGCGGCGTCGATCACGTTCATGGTCCCGCCCACGTTGGTCTTCACCATCTCGTCGGGGTTGTAGTAGCCCACCTCGATCCGCTTCAGCGCCGCGGCGTGCACCACGACGTCCACACCTTCCATCGCGCGCACGAGCCGGTCGCGGTCGCGCACGTCACCCACGAAGAAGCGCAGTCGCTCGTTGCCCGCGAATGCCTCGCGCATCGCCGCCTGGCGGTGCTCGCAGCGGGAGAAGATGCAGATGCGCTCCACCTTGTCGCCCGCCAGCAGCCGGCGCGTGAAGGCGCGGCCGAAGTAACCAGAGCCACCTGTCAGGAGCACGCTACGCATTCGTCGCAATGAGCGCGGCATACATGCGCTCGGCGCGCTGCCAGTCGCTCTCGGTGTTGATGTCGCACACCCGGTCCTCGGGCAGCGGCACCAGCGCGGTCCTGGTCCCGATGAGCGGCTCGCGCGCGATGTACGCCCAGCCGCGTCCCCAGTAGAAGGCGCCGGCGTCGCGCAGCGGCTCGCGGCCCACCGCGAAGGCGAAGGTGGCCTCGGTCGTGCGCATCAGCAGGAGTCCGTCCATCAGGTCGGACGGCCTCAAGAGCGGGCACGTCGCGTACAGCACGCACACGTAGAGCGGGATCATCTCGCGCGTGGCGACGGCCTCGGCCACGCGCGCACCCACTTCCTGCGTGCCGATGTCGTCCCAGCCGGGCGGTCGCATCATCGGCTCGGCCCCGAAGCTCCTCGCCACGTCGGCGGTCGCCACGTCGTCGGTCGACACGATCACGCGGTCGAAGACGCCGGTATCGCGCGCGCACTCGATGGAATACGCGATGATGGGCTTGCCGTGGAAAGCGCGGATGTTCTTGCCGGGAATGCGAACCGACCCACATCTCGCGGGGATGACGCAGATTTTCACGGTCGATCGCGTTTTGCTTCAAACGCCCCGATGGCTTCCGCGCCGATCTGCCTCGGCGTAATCCTCGTCTTCTCGGACTTCACCGCGAAGACCAGGCGCCCGAGGCGCCACCATCGCGCACTCGCTGGCGGTTTCACATTCCACGTAATCCAGAGCTTCAAGCCAGCTCCTTCATGCAAGCGTCCACCACGTTCGAGGCCTGCACCTTCAATTCCGGCCGCGGCGCTTCTCCCTCGAAGGTGCGCAGCATCAGCTCCACGCGGGCGACCAGGCGCACACGGATCTGCTCCGTTACCTGCGACTTAGCTTGCGTGGTCGGCGTGTCGCCCGCCACGGCCTTGTAAGCGGCGCGCGCGCAGGCCTCGGCGAACCGGGCGGCCGTCGCCGGATCGAGCGCGCACCAGCGCACCGGCTTCTCGAAGTGCATCACCACAAGCCCGTCGCGGTCGGATAGCTGCACCGTGCGCGTGCCGTCTTCGTCGATGAGGATCTGGGCGCTCACTGCGGCGCTGCGCCCTGCTGCAGGAGGGGGGTTCCCGTGCGCAGCCCAACCACCTCGACCACGTAGCCGCTGTCCGGGTGACGCTCGAGGAAGTTCGCGCGTGCGAGACGCGCGCCCGAGGGCGACGAGTAGACCGTCGCATGCTCCCGGCGATGGATCACCATGCCGCGCTTGAGCCACCCCTCGCGGCCGGTGGAGTTCACGAGCCTCACGAGGTAGCTCATGGCGTCTCGCACATCACCAGCACCACGACAACCGCCGCGATGGCGAGGAGGACGAGTGCGAGGAGGACGAGCGGCCGGTACTCGTTCGCCATCAGAAGAAGGTCGGCTTGGCCACCGCGCGCGTGAGCGCCATGAGGCCGGTCTGCAGGTCCGTGGCACCGATGGAGACCCAGCGCTGGTCGAGGCCTTCGCCCATCGAGCGCAGCTTCGCCACGAGCACGCCCAACTCGACCCCGCGCTCCTTGATCTCGTTCATCGTGTCGATTTCCTCCCGCGAAAGCTCGCGGTAGCCCTTGATCTCGCGATGCTGGTTTTCCATGTCGTCCGCCACTCGTTCGGCGAGCGCATCCCACGCCTGGTCTATCTGGTCGCGCTCGATTGTCATCGGAAGGCCTTCAGGCGTGAAAGGTCGGGATAGTCGTCATTGGCGAGCGGCGCGTTCTCGCGCGGCAGCGAATAGAGTCGCAGAAGCGCCTGCGCCGCGGTCGACGGGTTCATGTAGCAGTGCCAGCCCACGAAGTCGAAGTCGTCGTCCGCGGGTGCCACCCCTTCGCGCCGACCGTCGAAGCGCGCACGCCGGTACCAGTCGTCGGCGGCGGGGTCGTCGTGCAGGATGGCCCCACCCTGCTCGATGCCGAGCGTCTTCGAGGCGTGGAAGGACACGCACACCGCACCCCCGCCATAGGGCACGGTGATGCGCGAGTAGAGCTCGGAGGTGAACCAGCGCGCGGCGTCCCAGATGTGGTACGGCTTCAACCGGTAGTAGCCGCGCCACTCCTCGTTGCGCCAGGCCACGCGCCCGCCCGCGTGGATCACCGACTGCGGCACCGACACGTAGGTGCGCCGCGGGATCTCGAACTCGGGCTGCAGCGCTTCCACGCCGCCCACCAGCACCTGCCGGCGGCAGGCGAGCAGCAACGCCGCGGTGCAGGAATTCACCGCCACCGCGTACGGAGCCCCCGTGTAGCGGCAAAGGGCCCGCTCGAAGTCGCGCGTCACGCGATGCGGGTCGCCTCTCAGCTCGTGCTCCGATACCGCGTGGGCGAGTTGATCGGTCACGCTGTCACCCGGGCGCGCGGCCCTACGGCGATGGAAGGCGGGCGCGGAAGCTCGATCCCCACCGGCCGCCACAGGTGCAGCACGTAAGGGTGGTAGTTCACGTAGTCGGACTTCGGCGGATGGAACTGCGCGACGCAGTCCTCCTCGTCCCAGAACGCGTCCTTCACGTGGCACATCTCGCGCCAGTTCGGCACGCGCGTCCTCTTGGGCACGCTGACACTCACGTGCTCCCACGGGATGCCCGGCACGATGTCGGAAGCGATGCAGAGGAGTGGGTCGCCCGCGCGCGGATGCAGGACGAAGGCGCCGAAGAGGCCCGCGTGCGGGGCGGTCGCGATCGCAACACAACTCGCCGTGGGCAGGTTCGCCATCGTGATGCGGCATTCCTCGGGCACGCGGAACATGGGCTAGAAGGCGGTCGACGACGCAACGCTCGCGCAGGGCGGCAGCGGCAGCGGCACGCCCTGCGCCACGAGATCACGCAGGTGGCTCACCCCGACCTTCCTCAGGTAATTGGCGTGCGCCATGCGGCACTTGTTCGAGCAGTACTTCTGCCAGCGCTTGCGCACGATGAACTCGCGGGAGCACGGCGGCCACGCGCACGCGACCATCTCGACCGCGCCGTCGTCGACGGCTTCGGACTCGACGCTCACGGCTTCCTCGGCTTCGGGCGCGCATTGCGGTTCCTCGACAACGACGCCCTGCGCCGCGAATGCACTTCGAAACTCCCCATCCACGCCCCGTTCGGCCGGTCCATGAACCGGCCTTGCGGCGCCGAACCGGGCGCACTGCGCCTCACCGCTGGCGCCCGCCTGCAGGACCGGTGAGCTTCCCGTACTGGCGGCGCGCGTCCACCTTGCCGCGGCCCGCGCACCCATGGCACTTCACCACCACGGGGCGCCCGTTCCAGCGCACCCGCCGGCGGCCGGCACCTTCGCACACCCGGCACGTGGCGAGCATCAGCCCTCGTCCTCGCAGCAATACACCACCAGCACCACACCCACCACGATCGCCGCCAGCAGCGCCACCGAGCGCGAGCCCATCTGCTCAACCCCCGCGTACACGAAGAGCGCCGCGAGCGCCCCCAGGATGGCGACACCCACGCAAAAACCCACGCGACGCAGGAGGTGCACGGCCAGGCTCAGCGCTTGAGCGAGACGCCACCCGGCACGAGGCTCAGCAGGAGCCCGATCAGCAGCACCACGGCCACCACCGCCACGATGCCGCGCGCAATCTTCGCGAAGGGCTCGGGCACGCCAATGAACGCGATGAGCCACCACAGCAGCCAGCAGATCGCCCCGATGACGAGGACGTAGATCACCAGCGAGAGCAGCGATTCGAGTCCCACGCGAGCCTCCTATGGCGTGCGCTGCATGTAGCGCCCGGTCGGGCCCTTGGCACGCAGGCAGAAGAACACCTCCAGCACGCCCGCGCCGGTGAGCTGCGCGAGGTTCACGATGTTGGCCGACACGTTCGAGCCCATGAGCTCGACGCGCTCGCAGCCGGGATAGGGCAGCGCGGGGCCGCCCGGCGAGGCCGAGAGCCACGCCTCGAAATTCGGCAACTCGTAGCCGGTGAGATAGCCGCTCTGGAACTGCATCGAACCGCCGCCCATGCCGTCGATCAGCTGGCGGCGCGCGTAGGTGATGCCCGCGTCCATGCCGGGCACCCCGTTCTGGGCCGGCCCGCCCTGCGCGCTGAAGTCACCCATGTTCACGACGTCAGCGCCGACGGGCGGCGTGATCGGCGGCTGCACGGGTGGGTCGATGGGCGGCTGCGTCGGCGTGCCGGCCATGGCGTCGACCTGGGCGATGGCCTGCTGGAGGGTGGCGCGGTGGGCGTCGAGCTGCTCCTGCGAAACGGCGTACGTGGTCATCGCGCATTCCCCTCGAGGTAGGTCACCTTGCACTCCACACTCACCGGCCCGCCGGGCCCGCCGCCATCCAGCCCCATGAAGGTCGCCCCCGGACGCCCCAGCCCAGCGCAGCCGCCGCACAGGAGCAGCACCCCGAGCCAGGCTCGCATCCGTTAATCCCCGTGGAAACGCATGGACTGGCGCCGTTATCCCGCAAACGGTACGCAGGCGTCAACACCCACTCCCATAAACGGGATTGAAGTGCTACGCTCCGCGAATGGACCAGCCGCAGCCGGAAATGAGCGCCCGCGAACACACCCCCGAGGCGCGCGCCGCCGAGATCGTCGCCGTCGAAGGGCCGCGCATCGTGCACCTCGTGAACCAGGCGGTGGCACTCCTCGGCTCCCGCGCCCCCATCGGCCACAAGTTCGCGCGCCTCACACAGATCACCGAGGGGATCTCGCGCGCCGTCGTCCCGCATACGGAATGCAGAAACGGCTGCTCCCACTGCTGCCACCAGGCCGTCACGGTGATGGCACCGGAGGTGCGCGCGATCGAAAGCGCCACCGGCAGGCGCGCCATCCCGCAGCACCGCGCCGGCGTGAGCTTCCCGGGCCTGGGCCAGGAGATGCGAAGCCGCTTCAGCCAGGTCCCCTGCACCTTCCTCCACCACGGCCGCTGCACGATCTACCCCGCCCGCCCCCTCGCCTGCCGCCTCCACCACTCCCTCGAGGCCTCGAGCGACAACTGCAACATCGCGAAGCACCCCGGCAACTCCATCGCCTCCCTCAACCTGCCGATGACGGCCATCATCGCCCAGGCCTTCCTCCAGGAAGACCGCGGCGACATCCGCGAATTCTTCCCGCCCACCCAAGAGCAAACCCCGTGAAAGCCACGACGACCCTCGCGACACTCGCCGCATCGCTCGCGCTCGCCGCCTGCGTGAACGTGAGCACCACCGACAGCAAGGCGCCCCTCTCCGCCGTCAGGTCCAACCCCATGGGACCCGGCCAGTACATGGTCTCCTGCGTCGACTCCCCGACCTACTGCGCCAACGAAGCGAACAAGCTCTGCCCCAGGGGCTTCGACGTCTCCTCCAACGTCACCAACGCCGCCGACTACGGCCGCATGACCATGATCATCAAATGCCACACGTCCAGCCCATGAAAACCATCCGCCGCCTCCTCGACTTCGTGAGCGAACACACCTTCCCCATCGCCGTCATCTACGTCCACGCCGCCGCCTTCCTCGCGTACTACTTCCTCTAAGCCCATGCCCATCAGCACCGAATCCAATCCCCCCCCAATAAGCCGGGAATTACCTGCTTTGCCCACGTTAATACGCGGCGTACCTTGCCCCGGCGAAATCCCTCGCACCCCCTTCGAGACTCCAAATGCAGACATGCCCCCATTGCGGCAAGACAACCATCTCCAACTGGCGCAAGGCGTCGATGGGCGTCATCCGCTCCACCGCCATCGGCACCGTCAACTGCTCGAACTGCGGCACCCGGCTCGGCGTGAGCCGGATCGGCGGCGCGCTCGCCATCGCACCCCTGCTGGCGTTCATCGCGTGGAGCACCTTCCAGCCGCGCCCCGTCAACGACACGTCCTACATCCTCGAATTCCTGTTCGTGGCCGTCCTCACGCTGTACGCGCAGGTCCGCCTCGTGCCCCTGGTCGAGCTCGGCAGCCCGAAGGGAGGTGCAGCTTGAAGCTCATCCCCCTCCTCGCGATCCTCCTCCTCGCGCAGTCGGCGGCCGCGCAATTCTTCGCCCCCGAGAAACGGACCCAGCCGCAAGCCGAAATCGCAACCGAGATCGATTCCACCACCCTCACCCGCGACGAATTCGGCCGGCCCACCCGACTCGTCATCGGCGAGCACTCCTTCCAGTTCCTCTACCGCGGCGCCCACGCCATCCCGTCGCTGGTCACGACCGAAGCCGGAAAGATCATGACCGGCACGGAATTCGGCGCGCTCCTCCCCAAGACGCTACCCCTCGAGGACCTCGACAAGGCCCTCGGCGGCCACATCGAGCACGCCCAGCTCTGGGCAAGGCTCTTCCCCCAAACCCGCGCCTACCGCCCCCTCGTCGAAAACGAAAAGCTCCTCCTGGCCCAGCAAGTCTCATGCTTCGACTGGTGCGATCAAGTCGCCTCCGTCGACGGCTGGGTCTGCGCAGCCCTCGCCCTGGTCGACCCACCCGCCACCATCCTCTGCCTCATCTACGTCGACCTCTGGCGCCATAAATGCCACATCGACTGCGGCGCCGCATTGGGCGAAATCGACGACCCCTTCGCCAACGGATTGCCCGCCGACTGGAATACCGAGCCCTAAGCAGGACGAAAATCCTCAACCCTCGCTGAAACGCATAGCCCGGGCGGGGACAGAGAACGGGGAGGGGCAGTCGAGGTTGTCGCGCGTCGATTTCCCCCCCTGCCGGCCTCGCGCACGCACCCCCGCGCGCTCTCGCATGACGCGCGATAACGCGCCCGCGCGCACCCGCGCGCGCACACGCGATGC